TGGTATCATAGCCTTTCTACGTTATGTATTCAGTTTTACACCTTTTATCGAAAAATGTAAACAGCAGCCCGACTAATTTTAAATTTTCAATACACAAAAAAAGCCCACCCCGAATTAACGAGGTGGGCTTCTGACATACTTTATAAGCGGCGCCAGTTGATAAAACTTGTTACTTTAGTGACGAGTAGTTCACCACTTTATCCACTATAACATATGCAAAAAAGCCCACCCAGAACTTAATCTGAGTGGACCCTTATTACATACCTTATTTAATTTTAGGCTTGGCCTTCTTGAGAAATTTAACATACCATTTATTGCTTGATACGTATCCTTGACCATTGATATGCAGCCTAGTTATCTTGCCATACTTAACTGGTGTGGCCCAGAAACGAGAGCCAGTACCGTAGCGCGTATATCGCTTGCCTGACTTTTTAAAATCCAAGCCATTATATACCGGCAACCATTTTAATCGAACTTGGTAAAGCCCAGGAGTTACATAGTAAGATGGCTTTTCACTGGTCTTGCTCCCAGACAGTGAACCATCAAAGTCGTAACTGGCATCAACCTTTAGTCCTTTAAAATCATCGGTAAACTGCCAACTATTTGCGTTGGCTACCCCAGGCTGCGAAACGCCATAGGCAGCTACCCAGATATGCTTGTCAATAAGTTCCGATCGCTTAATTCGTCCAGAATTGAACCAGGAACCGCTGCCGTAGGTGATGACATTTTTATAACCGGCATTGATAAGATAGCGCAAAAAGACGTTCACTTGGGGAGTTGTATTGTAGGGCAATCCGGATGATTCAACATCAATTGCTAGAACTGTTGACTTATCCAGCCCAAACTTCCTGACCCAAGCCAAAAAGTACCGCGCTTCTGCTGTCCCATTTCCATGAAAGAAGTGGTAAGCGCCAACTGCACCAAATACTTTATAGGCATTCGTCACTTGGGCGGATGCTTTCGGATTCAAGTAGTTGGTGCCCTCAGTCAATTTGACCATAGCAGCATCAACTCCATGAGCTTTAAAAGTTTTGAAGTATGAAACTGATGATCCTTGGTAACTGGCAAGATCAATTACAATTTTAGGCATTCTGATCACTCCCTGAATTTGCTACTGATTGGATGGTTTGAGGTGCTTGAGAAGCGGAGTGTCCTACACCTTCAGGTTTGAGTGCGGATGATTGTGCGACTGGTGCTGCAGAGCTTGCCGATGTTTGCACAGGGGTGGCCGGCTTTTCGGCTGGCTCAGTTGGTTCAGGTAAAGTCTGTGGCTGGTGATTATCATAGCCGAGTTTCTTGAATTGCTGATAGGCTGCTTCAACGATTGAGTCAACAATTTCCGGAGTTACCCAGGTTAGCCCAAGTTGTGCCGCAAAGTCAGCGACATCTTTGTCGGCGGCCTTTTTCCGGTCAGATTTGGATAATCCCGCCAATGTGGCAAACTTGGTAACGGTCGTTAGGGCGAAATCCGTCACCTGGTTAAGTTGCTTATTTTTAATGTGAGTTTTCAAGTAAGGCTGTACTTGTTTGATGACAACTAAAATCAAAGCAGCCAGAGCTGCCAGAATGCCGGTGCTCTCCAACCAGTTAAAAACATCTGTAATCTGTTTAAAAATTTGCATAATATTCTCCTCCTAATGTAAGAAATGAATGAGTTGTTGTAGAATCAAATAAATAACGGAACTGGACCCGATCGCAATGGTAACCACCTTCCAAAGGTTCTGACGATTGATGACTTCCATCTCGTTTTTATGATTTTCACTTTTCTCGTCTCCACGGATGACGGCTTCCAAGATACGGTTGTTTTGTTCCCGCAAATATTTGTTGCTTTCATCGACACTTTTTAAAGTGTCAGTCATTTTATTGTTAAGATCAGTAATCCGACGTTCGTGATCCGATAATTCTTTGCCATGTTTCAATAACATTTGATGATCCTGATCGCTTAATGGCATGGCCTCACTTCCCTTCTATTTTGGGATAAAAGAAAAGCCATCTATTTTCATAGACGGCTAATTTGCATATATTGTTATGCTAATAATGTTAACTGATTTGTGTACCCGCTTCTAAAGTATTATCCAACTTAAAGATGTGTTCCACATCAATAATGACCACTGCTGCACGTGGAAAACGGTCAAAAATTTTCGGGGGTAAATACTTTTTAGATACGGAATCATTTTCATAAATCCGAGCTGTTCCTTCAAATCGAAAGCCCTTCTGAGCCTCTCTATCAGCCACTGCTACTGCCGCATAGTTGTTTTGCTGCAAGTTGTGATAGGCATGTCGAAAGGTATGCTCAAAATACAAAAGATGTGAATCGTCCAGTACATGTAACGATCCTTTAGGACCAACTTTAGGCACTCCATTCTCATCCGCAGTTGCTAGAAATGGTAATTGTTTTCCAACCATTTCTTTCATCTCTTCAGATAAAATAGGCATTATATAAGTCTCCTTTCCAATATAAGAATTATTGCGTACTCCCAGTGTATTTGCGAAGTGTAAACTGTGTCAAGCATTTAACCTAATACTCGTTTACAGTAGGAATTGCTTCTGAAACTTATCTGATTCAGAACTGTTTTTGGGCAAAACAAAAGCACCTATCCGTAGATAGATGCATTTTCATATACTTTTAGGGGATATATGAAAAACTATGAATATATCTAGAGGTATATATTCTGGGGGAATATACACTTGAGGGGTATGAATAACAACAGTGAATGCGCTGTTATCCACGTGAAATATTGTAACATACTTTGCAAAAATTGAATACCCGATCATCGGTATCAAGTGTTACATAATAAGTCATAAAAATATCCTTCTTTCTAATTATCTATATTAGTAGCGTGTCGTATCCAAACCAGCAATCTTCTAGATATCCAGAAACTACAATATCCGAAGTTTGCTCAGCATCAACTGAAATTTTGCTTCCACTAATACTAAAAGAGATAGTCTCAGAAGTGCGGTGGTTAGCGTCTTTATACAGCATGTGGCCACTGCCTTTACTTGTAAATTTTGAAACTACACTTGAAAAATCTAAATATGCATTACCGTAATTGGTTTCGTAATTAATTTTCATCATCCATTGAATGTATATTTTCTTGTTGACAGGATCTATCTTATACAAACAATTTGTGTAGGGAATTGTTCCAATGTCAACTGTGATAAGTGAACTGTCTAATTGACGCCAAGCACTTTCTTCAACGCTTTTCAAATCGGCCATAGTAGCGGCCTGATTATCCCCCTTATCTGTCGAGGCGTCATTTATGACTGGCGCAATACTGAATGTCTGTGCAGCTGTAAATGTTTGAGCCTGTCCCGTTCGTGCTAGGTCAGACGGTAAACTGCTTGCTAGTAATAACGGATTATTTTTAACAGTTGGAACAGTGTCAAAATTGTTTGTGCCAGATAGGTGAGCAACTTTGGAATTATCAGCCTTATCTTCTGGAGCTGGTAAATGTGTGACTGGGATTGAACCAACAACTATCATTAAATTCGTTATTTGATATGTTGCATGTGAATTATCAATTGTTGAGTGTATAAATTGACCACTAACAATACTTGCGTCTGGAATAGTAGTAGTTCCTTGGAAATGATGAATACCATCTTTTGTAAGATGTTGGTTACTTACAAAAGAAGTCCAAGGTACACCCCAGCCTAACCAATGTACACCACCATCAGCATTTGTAACTACTAAATCATATGAGTAATAAATTTGCGTGCCAGAAGGTAAGGATGAAAATCCACTGTATAGATAAAAATCTTGAACGATTTCTCCAAATTTACCTTTTGCAGTATAAGGAATAACATTGTCCGTTTGCAATACAATGTTTCTTAAATTTGTTACATCACTTAACTTATTATATGGCTGTACCTGAACCCCATTAAGCTGTTCAGTTCCATCTTTGTTATCATGAACTACTTTGCTATCGTCAGCAGGTGTGTAACCAATTTTATCTTGCTTGGCGTTAACCTCTTCAATTCCCGCTACATCACTAGCTGGTTTACGCATATCAGCAATGTTCACTTTTTTATCCAGTTGCTGATTAACGTCAACCGTCTTGGCATAAGCATTCCCTGCACCGTCAGTGGGATCTGTTTTAAATTTCTTCTGGCCGTCAATTGTTTCATCACCAGTCGTATGGACAACCGCACTGTCATCGGCGGGTGTCATATCTTTAGAATTGAAATTAATTGAGCCATTTTTATTGTCTCGAACCGGCGTGACAGCTTGTTTGTTAATCTCGATTGAATTGTCACCATTATCAGTAACTTTGGTCGCAATATCTTTTGCTAATCCGTAAGCGTCGCCGTTTTTGTCGACTGGATCAGTTTCAAAAGTATTTTTGCCTTTGAAGTCATTATTTTCACCAGTTCTGGCGATGCCAGTTGGCAAAACCGCATTCAATTGAGACTTGGTAATAACTAAATCCCAATCAGACCATTTATTGTTGGTCGGATTATATGATCGAACGTAGCTTGTGCCATTAATATCGTCGTAAGCCAATTGTGTGACACCATCCGTTGTGTCTTTATTCCCATAAACAATAATCTGGCCATTAGTTGAAAATCCTTCTGGTGCACTAAGCGGCAAACTGCCCTTAATCAAGTGGTAGCCCGTGGTAATAAAACTGTCAAGGTTATCAGATTCTGATAGTGTTGAACCTCCATTAACAATTCCCTCGCTAATAATCTGTTGAATCTTCTGGTCAACATATTCTGGAGTAACTGTGCCTGCTTGATCAGGATTTAAGCTCACAGTTGCCGATCGGCTTAAAGCACTGGCGTATTTTGGCGAGATTGCAGCTGTTGCTGCTCCATCCTTTCCCGCCGGCATTGTTTGCTTAACAGTGCTGGGAGTGATTGCAAATAACCGTTCATCTGTTATAACTGCACTGCCCTTAGCATACCAACCAATAACATAAAAATCGAAATTTTGAGTAACTTCTTTATTAGTAAAAGTGGCTCCTAAATTAACTGTATTATCAACTCGACTGATAACCGTTTTTCCGGTTGTTTGCTGAATTAATTTTAGTGATGTGGTTTTTTGAATATCCACATCAGATTCCTGTGTTAAGTCGTCAGCAGCTAATACCGTTTTCGTATAAGTAATTTTGTCATCACCATTATTTACAGAACTCAATAAATCCATCCCTAAGTCCGTAATAATAGTATCACCCATTTTTTGCATTTACATGCTGCCTCCTATACATAGAGTATTTCTTCCTGAATCGTTTGGGTTGCTATATAAAGCGAAGATTGCGTGTTGATGGTGAATGCCACTTGATCAATCCAGACTCCGAGTAATGTGGCAGCTTGTAATCCAGTTAGCATAATTTCTGTTTTGCGTTTGTCATCCGCATATTCAAACGGGATTCCATATACAGTAATATGATTTACTTTATTTGTGCCATCCCTTGTAGATTCAACGTGAATCTCACTTAGATCAATCTCCAAGGAATTAGCGATTACCCGTTCAATTGAATTAATAGTTCCGTCGGATGTAGCAACTTGCTTTTTTAGACGAATTAAAAAACGCAAGAAATCATCGTCACTGTCTGGACGTGACACCTGGTACTGTGCCGCAATCATATCGAGCGTTGTGCCTTCAGCGTAATCAATCGCCGTCCAGTCAACAATCTTGCTGCCCAGATCTGAGCCGAACTCAAACATCTGATTAAGTTCGTCCATCATTCCATAAATGACGCTGTCCGGCTGGTGACTCCAATGCTGTGCAAGTTCTGCCATCATCTGATCAGTTGTGTATAACATGTGATGGCCCCCTATTCAAAGTCTAATTTAATTGAGTTAGTTGTGGATGTGTACCCAGTTAGCATGGCCGTATTATCATCACCAACATTGATCCAATCAGTCGATCCTTGCGGAACTTCATATTTATCCACTTGAATATCTTGACTAGATAAATTGCTTGGATCACGACCAATTAAAATAGTAGCTTCATCCACGCCGTCCATTGAATAGATATCCGGATACATCTTGGTCAGTACAACGTTAGCACCCATTGAAAGGCTGTTGATATAGTCAGCGATCAGTTCTTTAACTTCACCAATGCCACTATCGGCATCCCAATTAGAATTTGTTTTGAGCTTAACATTGACATGAATCGGAATTGGTGTTGCATAATCAAAATAATATGTTCGCATTGTTCCAGAATCATCGGCCACTTGGCCTGACTCTGAACCGGTAAACATCGGTCCAAAGCCAGAGTAGGTCGCTAATGCATTTAGAATGTCTTGTTTAGCACCACCCAGCACATATAGATGAACAGTGTAAGGAGGATTACCATAGCTATCAACTGTTCCCAAAGGATTTTGGACGGCCCCAACTTGCTTAACGCCAGAAAGATTGGTTAATGCAGTAATAATGCCATTGATGGTTCCAGAAGGGTTGGCGATAGTTTCCGTAATAATCCGCCGTCGCAAGAGATCATCAGTTTCTCGATCCATACCGCCATTTGATGCTTCTGGGTTGTTAACACTGATAATATTGTCATCCGGATCGGAAACAATAGTAATACTATTAGCTGGAGTGTTAGTGTAAGCACCATAATCATCGGAGTTGGCATTAACATCAACTGACCAGGATCCATCGGATTGCCGAGTTGTAACAACATCGTTTATTACATCAAACACAATTCCATCTGCAGTTTCGAACTGGGTTCCAGCCTCGATCAAATATTCTCCATCCGTCACAATATGAAGCGTTGCTTGTGATTGAGATGAATCATTCCGTGTGATCCCAGCATTAGATGCTTGACGATCCAGGCCGGTATCGGTTGCTGTAGTTACATAGGCATCATAATAGAATAACTGCAATTGTTGAAAATACTTAGATATGAAATATGAGAAGGACATTGAAAGAATGCCGAAATTTGAATTCGCCGTTAATGGAATATCCTCGCCGAACCGACGTTGGAAATCGGTCTGCACTGCATCTAATACTTCCTCATAAGTTGGCACTAAGAATCCGCTAGAGCTTAGGCCATATTTTAAATCAAGCGCCAATATCGTATCCTCCTTTTGCTTGCTGTTCATTATCATCTTCATCAAGATAGGTTACTTCGAAGTCAACAATCAAATGACGATTTTTATCTTTAGTAAAAGTAATTGAATCAACAGTTTGAATCTCGGTAACTTGAGCAGTGATAGCAGCTTCCATGTCATCAGCAGCGTGATCAAGATCAGGATTCTTACCCAGCATGTTGGAATAATCAGAACCAATTTCTGAATCTAAGTTGTCCATCTCACCATAATAAATATCCAAAGTTGCTCTAATGCGCTGTGCAATTTCATCAGCACCTTCAACAACTTCTAAGTCATGAGTATTAGGATCAATGACAAAATCTCCACTTTGGTCAATCATCAAATCTCTAGCCATTTATATCACTCCCACTATGATCGAATCATTGATATCATGTTGACGACCGGAAGATGGGGTATATTCCTTAGCTGTACCATCCCAATCATCCATATCGTGATCCATGACCGTGACGACTACAACCGCACCAGCATGCATAATAGGTGTGGGAATCGCCCCATTAAATTTATCCTTTACCGTCATTAGCCACTCATCGAGTTGATAACAACACTTGCTAACCGGCACATCCAAAATCTGAGCTTTCTTTGATCCATCCGAGAAATTGTTCAGAGGTTGAATGTCAGCCGTATGGTGCGTTTTATCATACTTGATAACCTTGGCGTGATAATTACAGTCCAGATCGTAATTAATGCTGTTCAGCATGTTGTGAAACGTCTTGTACCAATTTTTTTGCTGTGAAGCTTGTTCAACCATCCATATCACCTACACCTTCTGAATCGACATTTGCGATTGTGGATTAGTTCCATCCGAGGTATGTTGACCTGCTGACACAAAGAACTTACCTTTGAGATACTTAGACTGCATAATGATTCCAGTTAGTGTGGAGACTTCCGGAATCAGTGGCGTAGTAATTTCCCACGTAGTTGTCCCTTCGTCGTCCTCATCCATACTAGGTGGAGTCATTAAAATGTCATCAGTGATCACAAACCAGGTACGTTTTTTCGCTTTGGGATCCAAGATTTCCAAGTCACCACGAATGTACAACAACTTAGATTCACCCCGTTTTACCAAACTTTTAAGAACAGTTAAAGGCTTACCCTTTGCGGTATAAGCCTTTTTGATTGGTGTGTTTTTATGGAGTTGAATCTTGCTGATCTTGATACCGGCTTTGGATGCAACCGCCTTGATAATCTGTTCAAGCGTCTTACCTTTATGAAAAGCCATGTTAACCATGAACGTTTTGGTTGCCTTATGTTTAACCCGCTTTTTCTTATAAGTGGCCTTTTGATATACCTTTTTGGTCTTATAGTGACCGACCTTCTTGCCATTTTCGGTGGTATAGTAATGAATCCGTTTATTAACCCATTTGCCAGGTATTTTCTTTTTGACCGTCGTATACTGATTGACTTTCTTCTTTTTCTGCACCCGAATCTTACGAGCTTCGATATTCTTATAGTCAGTTCCCTCAGTATACGTAATAACAATATTTTCTGTGGTTCCGTCGGATTGATTGACGCCAATTTGAGATAGATAACCTTCACACAATGTTTTTTGAGACTTACCCCAGTTAAACGCTAAGACACACTTCTGGCCTTTCTTATAAAAGTCTCGGTGCTTTTTACTCATGTTATACAGTGTCACCGTGTTCTGAGCCGGTGTCGGTTGATCGGCAAAGTTGACTTCAAAGGCAAACGGATAATTATTATCCTTAATTTCATTATTAAAAACGGTCTGCTTGTTACCACTATCATCGGTCACGATAAACCAAGCATGGGGATCTTTAAATTCAGTTGTCATATGACAATCGTCCCTTCTGCATCAGTCTCATCGTCTTCGTCATCAGGATCATATCCTAACGGTGTGGCATCCGGATTGTCAGTCTCAGACCCATTAGGATCAACCTCATCAATATACGGTTTGACACCGTCCATAAAGTTGATAAAGCCAGCATCATGCAACTGTCCGGCTTCATCCATGACCTTGATATCGTCGAGCGGCAGATCACAATCAGGTATATCCATCCCTAAAATATTGCCCACCAGCAATGGCTCACCAGACAGTAACACCCGATCATCTTTGATCACCGTTGCGGTATAGTAGTCGGCAACTTCGTTATAATCGCCACGAAACGTGTACTTTGACCCACCGACTGTAATATCGAAAACATCGGGCATATTCTCCGTGTCGAATGGAATATACATTCGCATTCAAATCACCTCATTTTAAAAAGCACCCAACGTTTCGACGGTTAAGTGCTTGTGTTATCTAACTCTTACTTTTTTACCAGCAATCAAATTCTTGCCGTTTACTTTTTCTAGCCAAGCCACCGATTTACCGTAAGTCTTTGATAACTGCCAGTAAGTCATACCACTTTTAACCGTGAGCGTCTTATAAGTCTTGTTACGTGTGCCTTGAGTTGACTTTTGTGACTTGGTTGTTTTGTTAGTTTTCTTGGTACCAGCTTTAGCTGTAACTTTAACTGGATAGCTAAACTGGAAAGATAAATTGACTTTGATGTTTGTTGCAAAATCATCATAGGTCCGACCGATATCAGAAATCATCAAATGCTTGTAGTAGATCCGACCTTTATAGGTTAATTCATAGTGTCGTGAATGCCATTGGAGAAGCTTATTAAATTTCTCTCGAGATTCATGATCGGTGTTACCAGTGATAATCCCACTTAAAGTGACCGTTTTGCCGGATACCCGTGCATAGTTATGCGCCGGCGCACCAGAATCTCGTGGCCAAGTGGAGATATCAGACGTTGTATCGTCATTCTCACCACCAGTAGTAGCTACATAGATGATATCAGTGCTTTGGCCGTCACTACGATAAATTGCTGGCTTACCTTCATTTTCTCCAGCATCAACTTTTTTGCTATGGTCAGATATCTTTTCAGAAACTTTAGCTAAATTCTTGGTAACCTTATTCTTTTCGAACTTGGTTTTCTTTTTCGTCAAAGATTTCAATTTGGTGTTACTTCGGTCATAACCAGCCTTATAGCCATCTTTGGCACGCTTCCACGAATTCGCAATGGTGGTCATAAACTGCTTTGTTTTATCGTCCTTGGCATCATTCGCCTTCTTAACGAAACTAGCTTGTTTCGTTTTAGCATTGTTGTACTTATCCTTATAATTGGTGACTGATTTCTTGTATTTGGATATTTCGCTATCCAATTTCTGTTCAGCAGTCATCTTTTTCTTAGCAGCCATCCATTCCACCTCCTACCAGACTGAATCATCAAGGCCAAATTCATCATTAATTTGTGTAAGCACATCTGTTAATCCACGCTTAAACTTATCAACGGCCTTATTCATCGTCTTTTCATCAGAGATATCGCCATTAAAGTTGAGTGTGATTTTTGGCTCAATCTTTGGCCGGGACTGCTTAACTTTAAGCGCCTTAATGGAATTTAGATAGTCCGCCGACGGTGACGATTTATCAGCAGTCGCACGGGCTTCGATTGTTTGATCAATGAGATTATCTGCACTCTTGCGCTTAGGGTTGATCGCCACTTCACGCTGACCAGCAACTTCGCCAAAGATATTTAACTGCTTGTCTTTTGACCAGCCACCGTTGGCATACCAACCACGCTTTGTACGAATATTCCAGGCATTCTCAGCGTTCCCATAACGACCTTTGATATAGCCCTTCATCCACTTTAACTGAGTAATTGGATTAGTACGCCAATCTGAACCAGCTGACCGCATTTTAGATCCAGGTAATGCTTGTGGGATGCCATAGGCACTACTTGTCGGATTATTTGCTTTAGGATCCCACTTGGATTCGCGATTAATAATCGCTGATACATAAGACCACCAAGAGCGTGGCATACCAGCTTGTTCTAACCAGTGCATATGGTCGCCCTTAGGAACTGGGCCCCCAGCAGCTGATTGATCCGCAAACCTCTTCTGTAAGTTACCGATCGCACTCTTGCCCAGTTCGCTTTTGGCTAGTTTATACAGTCGTGAACTAACTGAAGTTGCTTTCGATTGCTTATCGCTGTCTTTCAAACCCTTAATGCGAAAATAGTCGTATCCCATTGACATTGGTGGAAATATTGAAGTGACTCTTGCACGAGGTGGCGTCTCATTAAACATGGTGCCTTTAGTAGGGTTATCGATAATCCCGACGTGTCCAGCAGCACCCCCACCGTGACCATAAATGATCAAATCGCCTTGTTTAACGGCCGATCGCTTGTGACCCAGGTTCTGCACACCAGATGAGTTCTGCATTGAAACGGTATCTCGGCCAATATTGATGCCAAAATGTTTCAATGCAGAATAAACCATGCCGGAACAATCGTAATATGTCGGTCCTAAACCACCCATTAAGTATGGCTTGCCAGTAAAGTGCTGCATGGCGTACTTCAAGAACGCACTTCGAACGCCTGAACCAGCACTGTCCATTTGATCGCCAACCACTTTCCACATAGCACCTATCCAAGGCTTACCATATTTCTGGGAAGCGTTTTTCTCTAACTCAGTAGTACCTTTTTGAAGTTGCGACCCTTTAACGTCGATGTGGACATTGAAGTTTTGGTTAAAGGATTTTCCAGGGTTCTTCTGCCCAGCGTCTACAATCTTTTCTAAGGCACTATCTGAAACACCGGAACCTTTGGCGTAATGAGTTATCTGCTGTGTTTGGCGTCCATTGAGTACTTGGTCGCCTTTAAGCAATGGCATGATCCGATTGTTACCTTTTGGCAAGTAGATATTGTTATTTCTGACAATTGCTTCCTGCCGTGGTCCAGCCACTGCATCGTTAACCATCGCCATCTGGTCTTCAGCCAGCCGGCCGTTGGATCCGTGGGCAAACTTAATTGGCTTGATAACGGCTTTATTGCCACCAAATTGAGAAAGCACACTATCAATACCCGAAATTCCTTGATTCAATTGACCAATGGCACCACTCATGGCGGCACGGGCATAGGCTTTCATCCGGCCCATTTCTTTGCCGAAACCAATGGCTGTGGCTTTAGCAGCGGCAATGATACCAGACTCAAGTTGATTCATCTGTTTCTGGGAGCCCTGCTGCATCGAATTAAAGTCGCTAACGGTGCTCTTGCGCAAGCTGTTAGTTCGCTTGCCGGTCTGGTTTAGAATTGATTTCCATTGAGAGTTGTTGCCGCTTTGCAATTGGCTAAGCTGTCTGATGGAGCCTTTTTGCAGATCATCATAATCGCCGACAGTATTTTTCTGAATCTTTTGAGAACGGGACTTAGTGTCCTTAGTAACGCCGTTCCATGCACTTTTCGAATTCTTGGAGAATTTATCAAGTGATTTCTTGGACTTTTTAGTCGTTGAATCGTAATCTTTGGCAACCTTATTTAAACCAGCTTTAACTTCTTTATCGGATGTTTTAGCCGTTCGACCTAATGTAGAAGTTCCATTAGCATATCCTGGCAGATCGTGGCCTAAACCACCACCCATCACCTTAGCGGTATCCCGGGCATTTAGAATCCGTTCGCCAGGCTTTACCTTGGCGAATTGAGGCCCGGCGGCACCCAATAGGCGCGCCTGACGGCCATTCACAGTATACGCTAGCTCTGGCCCACCTTCACCAACAAGTGCCGTTTGTTTCTTGGCAATTAAACCACCAGAAGCATACCCAGCAGTTGGATTTGCCTTTCGTAATCTGGCCCGTAATGCGGACTCAGACTTAGTTTGCTGTTTGCCACCAGTCAAACCGTCATAAGGATTTGAGGCTAGCTTCTTGTACGAACCCTTACCATTCTTCTTGTCATAGCTCTTGATGTTTTTGTCGACGGCTTTATAAGCGGCTTTGATATATGGATCCAAAGCAGCACCAATTTTGCCCCCAATGTAGGAACCAATCATAGCCCCAGCAGGACCACCAAGATAACCACCGATTCCAGCTCCAAGACCTTCACCGGCAGCTTCACCAACCTTGCCACGTTTTAATGCGGCAACGCCGACAGCCAGACCAAATGATGCCCATCCAAGGCCACGGATTTTACTACTGAAGCGACTGCCACCTGTAGTACCAGCAGAATTACCAGCATCACGAACATATTTACCGAACTTCTTACCACCGGAATTTCCGCCAGTTACGGCGCCTTCTTTTACGTGATAAGAGAACTTCTTGCCACTAGCATTACCGGCTGCGGTTGTTCCTTTGCTAACTTTGGTATTGAACTTCTTACCGCCAGTTGTTGCCCCTTTTGAAATTCCTTTAGAAGCACTTTTGGCAAAAGTAGCGCCGCTCTTTTTAGCTTGGGATTCACTGGTACCACCACTAAACTGCCCTAAGACACTTAATGGTGAAGATTTACCAGTTACTTTGGCCTTACCAGCTTTAGTTCCACCAATGACGCCACCGGCAGTTAGCAACGGCTTGATTTTTGCCAAACCACCGCCTAGTGCAGCAACCCCACTGACGACACTACCAAGTGTAATGGCAAGTGGCCCAATTGCTGCGACCGCTAGACCAGTATAAGTAATAAACTTACGCATTGGCTTTGGCAGATCAGCAAACTTTTCCATTAACCGGGTGACTTTCATCAACGCCGGTGTCAAGGTCGGCAAAACGTCTTTAGCAAATGTCATGCCAATCTGTTTGAGACCCATCTGAGCAATGTTGATTTGGTTCTGCCATGAACCACGGTTCTTTTCAGCTAACTGAGCGACATAACCAGAGCCACCATACTTACCAGCTTTTTCAACTTGTTCATTTAAAGATTTCATCTGCTTGACATTGGCACCAAGAATCTTGGCGGTCGTCATACCGGTCTGCCCGAACAGAGCACCATAAATAGATGTTTTTCCGGTGCCAGTCAGGTTTTTGGCCGACATAGTTTTGTTGATTTTAGCAAAGATGTCTTGCAGTGAAAGCAGATTGCCTTTGGAGTCCTTAAAGTCCTTTGGAGATAACCCCAATTGCTTCATGGCTCCAACGTACTTGCCCTTTGCTGGAGGATTAGTCAATCGACTTAGAACTTGTCGTAAGCCAGTACCAGCGACGGACGCTTCCTGCCCGTTGTTACTTAAAATACCAATAGCAGAAGCAGTTTCTGAGAGTGACTGATTAGCACCATGAGAGATTGCACCAACATATTGCAGTGCGTTACCCATGCCTTTGAAATCAGTGGCCGTCAAATCAGCGGCATATGCCATTTGGTTAACAGCTTTTTTAGTGTTAGCCGTCATGGTGGTGGTGTTCTTTGACCGCATCCCGAATGACTCAATCGCTGCAGTTGCATTGTGCACAACGTCAGTGTAATCATCACCAGAAGCAATGGACCCTTGAACCATCGTCTTTTGAGCGGCCAAAGCCTGGTTAGCCGTATAACCACGACGAACCAGCTCTTCATATCCAGCAGCAACTTGTTGCTGAGCAACTCCGTAATGCATCGAGAGTTTTGCCCCTCGTTCTTGCATTTCACTGGTTGCTTTAATTGAGTGTTGCACACCCTCGCCAGATGTTTCCAACAAGTTCTTAATAATGGTGTATTTATGCTGAAGTACGGTAGCATCCTTGGCACCCTTAAGAAAAGCGGCCCCAACTGCTACTGAGGTTGGCAACATATTATAACCAACATCTCTAAATTTTTTGCCGGTTTCGTTCAAGCGGTCAAGCTTCTTCCGAGTTGCCTCAGAAGTCTCACCGAATCGCCGAACGTGATCAGAAATGGCCTGAAATGATTGGGTGCCAACGTTTTTAACCTTGGTGATTGAACGTTGCAGAATGTTAACTTGTCCGGCTGCAGTCTTACTATGATTGCCAACTGTTTGAATAGTTTCTGCCGTTGACTTCATCGATTTTCCAGAGTTGGCAGTCTTCTTCATTTGGTCAGCCAGTTTAGCTTGAGCTTCAGCAGCAGTTTTCGCTTTGTTGGTTACATTTTGCGTTTCTTGAGCAGTTGACCGCATTGCAGATTTCATAGAATCTCCAGTGCTCCCAGCAGTGCGACCCTTTTGCAAATCTTGAACCTTTTGCAATTTGTTAATCAATTCGCCGGCTGCTTTAGTTGCGTCTTTGATTTGTGAGTAGTCAACCTTGGCCCCAATGTCATATCCAACCCGATAAGGAGAATCAGCCATTTCGTCCACCTCCAATCTTTACTATTTGCCGCCGTTAAGTGCTTTAGCGACACCTGCTTGTGTCGTCAAGCTATCCGGCAATTCTCCAGACAGCTTCTTTCGTATGACTAGTTCCTGCAATAACGCCAATTGATCGGCATCAGCATGAGCTACCATGTGTTCGGGTACTCCATTTAAAATGAGAAAAAAGGGAAGCTCGAGCAAGTCGGCTTCCCTTTTAATCTCACGTGTGGATTTATTTCTAGTTAAGCCCGTCCGTAAGAAAGGAAACGACTTGATCGTATACCTCAGAATAACCGTGATGTTCATCAAAGAACTTGAGGTCTTTGATCTTTGGGGCAACGATAATCTTTTTAATAGCTTGTTCCATAAAGAAAGTTCTTGCCAAGTTTCCGAACGGGTTCTGCGCACTATCCAAAAGATTAGATGCTTCAACAGTTCCTGGGAACTGCAGCATAAAGGTCTGCTCATGGTCAGTCCCTTCATCAATCTTGAACGTTTTCGTCTTACCGAACCGTGACGTAATTGCATTCTTAGCGGCCTGTTCACGAGCTGCTGTTCGTGTACCAGCAACTTCGTTGGCGACCTCTTTAGTGGTTTTCTTTGCTTCTTCTGGCATTTAAAATCTCTCCTTCTGAATTTTTGCGTAAAAAAATAACCCTAGCTAGAAGCTACGATCTCATTAAAACTATGATGGCATTGAATCAAGACGCTCATACTCTAGATTCAAAACCTTAACTTGCCATGACCGCACTTGGGCGGCATCGCCATTTTGTCCACTCGGAACACGAACAACGCTTGCATGAGCACCGTATACATGCTCATTATCTGAACGAACATCAATGGCAAATTCTCCATTAGTGTTTGCTAAATCGGCAAACACTTTGTTGCATGGTGATTCTTGGTTCAAGTTAAAAGTAACTGACCCGGAATTCTTGTTATTCTTCGAAAGAACAAAGGTACCGTATGAATCACCATCTGCACTGGTTTTATCATTATCCCATTCCCAGGTAACAAAGTCACCAGATTGGAATCCGAAAAGCACATTACCGTCAACCACCGAAGTGACATCGGCAGCATCATAGGTACCCATAACGCATGTTTGAGACGAGTTTGCATTAGCCATAAGGATTGGCCTCCTTTATTTTATTGAAGATTTAGCGTGACTGAATCGGCAGTCGCACTAGAACTATTGAGTTGAGGTGTGCCTGCATCAACTACTCGCTCCACCGCCACCGTTAGCAGTGATCGTGTCTGATTGAATCAGACCATTGATAGTTGCACTATGAATGGCACCTGAACGGTGATAAGTGAATTGGATGCCGCCATAATGACGCTTAGACAGGTCTTCTAGTGACTGTGCGTCTCGATCAGATGACGTCACATTGAAGTCACCTTTCTTAGTGGCGTCATCTGTCAGGATAATGCCTTGCTGCCAACCAGTATCCAAAGTGTTGTAAACCACGGAAGTCAGCAAATCGATTCCAGACTTTTCGTAAGGAATCTTGTCATTCTCTTGAAACTTTTTCTGTACATTGAGCTGAACCATGGTTTTAATCCAGGTGTCACCATGCAGGTTATCGATATACTCACCGTTGGATGTCCAGCCCTCTGATGTCTCTGGGGTACCATTAACCATTACGTATGCAATGGCATGATGATTGGTAATCCCTGCGAAATCAGTTGCTGAATAATCTTGAGTAGTAATCCCGTCTAAATCCTTGAACTTCCAAGTAACAGATCCAACGGTCTTAGAAGCAACCCGACCAATTAAAGCTGCGTCCATTGCTTCAGTTAATGGATGTACCAGATCAATCGTGTATTCGTTACCTTCCCAAGGAGAGAATGCATCTACGGATTCTTCTTGAACTACTAAGAACTTCAATAAGTTAGCTTCACAAATGTTAGAAGCTAGCGTCATGTCCTCTGGATCATCCTGGTCAAAGACCATGAAGTACCAATCTTGCCACCAAAATGCGCCCAGTGAATCTTGAAGCTTGCCTTTTGGGTATGATAAAACAGCTACTCGGTCAGATGGAAATTGTTGATTAAAGTAGGTCGTTACTTTGTTATACAAGGGTGTGCTTGAATCATAATCAAGTGCCAATGCATCAACACTTGAATACTCTTTGTAAACCGCTCCGGTTGTGCTATCGGTGACGGACCGTAATAGGCCATCCGTAGTTGTAGCGTTGTTTGGAACGCCCCCACCCTTGCCATCTGAATCAGGAGCCGGTGTTTTAGTTAAGAACAAAATATTGCCAAAACCAATTTGTGGAATTGGCTGTTGTTCTTTCAAGTTAACAATAACGTCAGTAATACGCCCGTATGGGGCAATAGCTGTAGTCATTTTGTTACCTCCTATTTTTTAATTGAAATTTTCGAATCATTATTACCATCAGAAATATCAGTACTATCGATTGTTGTGTGTGGTGAGTAAGTGAAGTCCAGATCAGTATCCTCAAACGTCAGCCCAGAAATAACAGCAAACGTCGCATCAAATCCCACGGCATAGTCGTAGTTACTGCCAATGACGGCATTATGCGACATTACATCACCGGTTGTTTGGATCGTCATTGAACACTGCTTTAGGAACCGCTTGTAACTTGGATCTCGTAAGGCTTCGAAAAGCTGACTCGCCAAATCATCCGCCTGCCAATAGTCGTTTGAATGAGCGTCAAGCTGTAGGATAATCTGATAATTTCGATGATCTGGGAAATCAGCTAGTTCTTCATGATCGCCAGCTACCGTCACAAACGTGAAAAACGGGTACTGAGGTCGATCAGTGGTCAATTCCTGGGCATAAAAAAGCTGCCCGGTCGATTGTTTGACAATCTCACCAAGGCAGTGAATTAATAGTTTCTTCCCCGATTTATATTGACTGATTGAGGTCATCCCCTTTCAGTTCGTAGATAACCACGTCTGAATAATCTTGATAGTTGCTGTAATTAACCACCCGATACTTTCCCTCTTGAGTCGTCGATTCAACAATCGTGTTCTTGGGGTATTTACCAGTAGACAGCCACAGCAAATCAACATCAGATTGTGAACCACCACTAACATTCATCAACGTGTGAGCAAAGGTACTATAGGGCAGGATCGGTTCGTGGCGTTTCTCAGGCTCAATTTCATCAGTTGTTTTTTGAACGGGCACGCCATCGACAGGACCGGTGGAACCATCTAGTAAATCAGCCGACCAAACGTTAATGTCAACGCCTTTCCGGTTGATTAATGACTTCATCTTGAGCTTTTTCATCACTCATGCCACCCTTCTAGAATTCGACACTCCACATTTCGGGTTAAAATGCCTTTATCAACCAGCGGATTATTGGTACCCTTACGATCAATTGTTGCCGGCGCATTGGCTGGATCAGACCAAGCAACCATCTGTCTGCGAATATCATTCTTAGCAGTTTCACCCAAGATTGTCAGCAATTCTTTAGCAGTCATTGAGCCATCGATGATCTGGCCGATACCGTTCATCACCATGCGCTGATACTTCTTTTCGTTTTGAATTTTGGCTGTCCGGATAAACGGTCGTGGTGGAATAGTGACTTCTTTAACTAAGATATAAACGATCTTGAACTTGTTTCCATTGGGTACAGCAAGTACATTCTTGCCTTTTGGCCTGAATAGTCCCGGTATCTCACGTGCCGGCATTGGTCCACCATCGGCACCCATTGGAGTGTCCTTGGTGGGAATCGTTAACCATTCACCATTCTTAGGCTGAATATGTGGTGCACCGTACTCATTGGCGCGAACAATCGTCAGCAGCTTGCTATCTTCGCTACTACTAAAAAAGCCAATTGCCACATACGATCGATTAAGAATATCAAACTGTTTAAAAATCTCGGGCCATTTGTTATCAATCCTAAGCTCTGTCAATGTTGCACCACGATAAAGTTGAAATTATCACCCTTCCCGTACTGCTTCCACAATTTACAATACATGCGGCCCCAAATAGAACTGTTGATCCACTTGGTGTTCTGCATATTCTTCGAGAAGTATGTGGTTTTTAAGACATCGACTTGCTCAGATTGAATCCCGCGACCAGATTCATCGTCCATCGTCAGTAGATGCAACGTCAAGTAGCGCTCGGCTTGCTCTCGAATTGCTTGTCCAATGTCTTCATCCCCTACAATGATATGAGCGGGAAAGCCATCGCCAAGCACTTCGACATGGGCATCACCCATCAGCTGAGTGAGCGTTGCATCCGGAACATCTTCAACTAAGTCCGGAGCTGTCGCCTTGACCTGATCGATAGTGGTTAAAACTTGTGAAGCGGCCATTGTCGTCGCCTCCCATCTTTAGATGCCAGTTACCTTAACAAATGCTTCTGGAACACGGCAAATTAAACCACCACATTGTTCTGAGTATGGAATGGTATAAGTCATGTTTCGATATTCAGTCTGTTGACGGGTTAAAGGTTGAGCATCAAGAATTTCAGCGGTCACTGACGAATTGTCAAAGATCATTGCCATATCTTTCTTGCTGTCAGCCCCAGATAACTCATTAACCACGGTGATTTGTGAGAACCATCCCCGTGATTGCAGCAATTGAATCAGAGTAGTTGGTTGATAGTCATTGTATGGAACATCCAGAGCATCGTAAGCGGCCTGTGGAAGTGCCAAAACAGGCTTAACGTCTGCGTAGCCAGTCAGCTGGGTGATCTGTTGTTTAGCATCTTTTAGCTCATTCAGTAAGACTTTAGGGTCATTGGTGTTGCCCTTACCGTCGCTAAATGCTGTATTCAGCTTGAAGTTTTGAATCCCTGGAAAATTAATCATTCCTGGAATACCTGCATCATCATTTCCGTTGAAAACTAACTTATCTTCAAAGTCAGCCATTCCTTGATTGATGGCAGCTGCTTGAGTAGCATCTAAATTCACACCAGCCAAATTAGCCTGTTGAACTTCGTCTAGTGAGTAATTAGCACCCAAAGCAAAGGTGATAATTTTTTGAGATGCTTCTTGCATGTCAGCATCTACCAATGGAATATCAGTCCCACGGTTAGCCAAGACACGGGCAGCACCTCGAGCGGTCATGGTTTGATAAGTATACATTTTGGTACCAGGTGCAACTTTGTGTGATCCAAATAGCGAACGGGCTTTAAGAATCTCTTTACGCGGTGTGTAGACCGTCTTATCAAGATTCTCTAGCGCACGTCGGCTAATAATAGCTGTTTGTGCCATTTATAATTTCCTCCTAACAAAAAAGGCTCAATTATGAACCCTTCTAGTTTATTTAATAGTTATGATGCAGTGGTAACTGTAACTGGAACATCAACTGTCTTGGTTGGGTCAGCATGCGATGCTGCTGTTATCTGGACAGTCTTGCCAGGATCCGTTGCCTTAACACCATGTACCGTACCATCATCATCGACAGTAGCTAAAGTGATATCAGCTGATTTATAAGTAACGCCTTTGTCTGTAGCGTCATCCGGAGCAATTACTGCATTGATCTTAGCGGTCTTACCAACTTGAACCGTCAAGCTCTTGTCGGCAGTAATGCCGGTTACATTAGTAACCGCAATCTTTGCTGAATCGGTCGTTACACTAACTGAATCAGATGCGCCACTGTCGCCACTTGCATTGCTAACCACAACAGTTGCGTCGTAATCAGTCCCATCTGCCAGACCGTCCACAACTAAGCTACTAAGATTAATTGGTTTGTCGAATTCTTTGGTTTTCGCATCGTTATCGCCATTTTTATACGAGATAACTGCTTTTGTGATGGGTGCTGAGCCATCACCCGTGGCTAACTTGACATTGGCAGTGAACTGCTTCGTGCCAGCTGTGAGTGTCATGGATGGCTTACTTGGTAAAGTAGTCTGGTCAGGGATAGTTAACATTGCGTCACCGTCATTCTTAGTCGCTAACCAGCCAGAATATACAGTGTTGGGCGTCAGTTTACTAATCGTAACTGGCGAAGGCACATCTTTTGCCAACGAGTTCTTGTCTTTATCCTCAACAGAAAATTTGTCTGCCATGGTTCCACCTCCTATTTAAGATTTAGAGTTACTGTTTTATCTGTGGTGCTTGCACTATCTAGTTGGGGAGCATCATTTGCCAATACTCGCCTGATCCTTAGTTGCAGAAGTATAACCAAGGCTAGTTTGCAAGAATGCTGTATCACCCGAATTGCCTGTAGTAGTAAAGAGACCAACCACGGCATCAGTGTCTCCAGCTGGTTTAAATAAACCGTTAGCATCTACGGTGGCAGCTTCATTCTTATTGACATCAGCAGATAGCGGAACAGCAATGGTTCCTTCACGTAAGACTCCAAGGGTTTCCCCAGCTTTCCAAGTGTCAGTTTGCGTGTCAGTGAAGTGCTCTGAATCGACATAGCTCCGAGCTAAAGCAACGCCATAAATGGGTGCCGCGTTAGCTGGAACAACTTTGCCAGCTTGTAGAGCAACAGCTTGGCCATAACTGATAGGTGCGCCTGCTGTTTCGGTATTCACGGTTTGTGTTTGGGTAGTGGCCGGTTTGCCAGCGCCCAATGAACCGTTTTGATACAGTCCTTCAATTGGAATACTCATATTGTTTTTCCTCCTTTATTTAGTAGATTCATTTAAGTGATAGCGAGACTCAGCTAATTTAGTAAGATCATCTAATCCATCTTTATGAATGCTAGTGAAGCCGACAACTCCCGGCTGATCAGCAATTGCTAACATGCTGTCATAGAAGGCATTGATGTAATCATCTGATTTTTCTTTTTCATCAAATGAATCATTCTTTGCCTTGATAGCAGCAATCTTAATATCTTTGTCAGATTTGCCTTTGAAGTCAAATGAATCGCCCACAAATGGTTTTGCTTGAGCGATTAAAGCAACACGAGCTTCGGCAAGTTTGTCGATGGAGTCACCCTTAAAGTTATCCAATTTGGCTTGTAATTCTTTAACTGTTGCATCTAGTGAATCAGCTTTAGCTTGGGCACTATCAGCAGCTTTCTTATTGTCAGAAGCTGAGCCATTAGCCTTTTCGATTTGAGCTTGTAAATCTTTAACTTTAGCTTGAGCTGCTGCTAGTTGCTGCTTAAGTGAGTCAATTGAACTGTTGGCTTTGGTAGCTGTATCAGCATCTTCGGCCGCAACAGTGATATTTGCACCATCAAGCATTACTTTGGTCGTTTCCATATGCTGTTTTCCTCCTTTTAATTCTTTTTTGTCAGTCATGATTGCGGAATCACCGGTGATTCTTACTGAATGGCCAGCGCGTCCACGATCTACAACAGCGACGTGATTGATTTGAATATTCCGCTGCATTGAGTCGTACTGCATCCCTTGGTAACTGCCACTTTGGGGTACCACCTCAGTGACAAAGCCGATTGACAATTCTTGTTTGCCGTCCTTAATTTCTTTGATTAGAGTCGGATCAGTAATTGTCATATCAACCTTGACGCGATCGCCATCTGTATGAGCATTGTCAGCCGTGATACCTTTGCCATATTTAGCATAGTTCTGTGTGTTGACTAGCTCAGATGGATGGTTGTCAGTAACCGCTTTGTTATTGGCAGAACTCACAGCTTCATCAGCCAGTAAGTCCTGCGGTAACTTGGCTTCCATCTCAATGCTGCCATCGGCCTTTTGGTAAGGGAACACGCCGACCCGAGCAATCGGCACGTCGTTAACGTGCAAGAAACCAGTATCGGCATCTTCCACGACCTTACCAATTGGCGCGGTATCATAACGCGTTGTTGACATAGCTACTTACCAATCGGAATAATGACTTGAGCGCTCGGAATATGAATCGTTTGGCCAACACGAATGGCAAAGGTGTGCTTGTCGATGTTGTTATAGAAACGCAACTGCTGCAAGCCAACTTTGCTTTGATTAGCAATCCCCAGCAAAGTGTCAGTGTCTTTAACTTGATAAGTTGTTTTGTCACGTGAGTAATCAAATTGAGCATGGCCAAACTTATCAAATCCTTTAGTCTGAATTGGTTCATTCACAATAAATCATCCTTTCAAAAAGGAGACGCTGATTACTCAACATCTCCATAGATTTATCGATTGATAACCCAGCCGACTACTGGGATATTTTATAAATCAAAGATTGAAAGTGCCACGCAGCGACACCGAATTGGCTCCCCAGGCTGCATCCCATCATCACCACCATCTGGATCTTCATATATTTGAACGGTTCCATCAAGTGCCTGATGCTTTGGACGCACACGAGCATCCTCCATTGATTGCCAAATATACTTACTGGCTCCTGCTCTCTGTGCCCGATACCCGTCTAATTGCCCCAAAATCTTGCCTGTCTGATCGTTTGCGATCAAGGCAGCGTGATTATTAGTCATCTGGGTAGTCTTCGTGAGAGCCTTCGCAATTGAGCCAACACCGCCACCATCATTAATACTTTGGTAGATGGTTTTCTCAAGACGTTCTGTAAAGTCTGAGCGCATCGATTTGATTAATGACACGTTTTCTTTAATCTTCATCTTCGTATAGTCATCAATCGTGCTGTTATGTTCAATGGCGGTTAATCCAACGTGTGATGTCTGGGCTTGAATGTTCTTGTAACTAAAAGTATCAACCGAATGTACATAGCTCATAACCATGCTGGATAAGAAGCTGTCCAAGATCTATGATTTTTGATATACTTCTATGTAAAAAGCGAGTTTAAGCTATGAAAAATTATCCCAGCAATATTACTCGGCAACAATTTGAATTAATTCGACCAGCTTTAGAAAATTTTCGTAAGCGAACTAAGCCTCGAAAATATGACCTCTACGAGGTCTTCTGTGCGGTCCTATATGTCTTGAAAACCGGTTGCCAATGGCGTCAAGTCCCCGGTGATTTCCCAGAATGGCGGTCAGTTTACAACTATTACAAAATTTGGTCAACTAAAGCTGAGCCTACGGCTGATTCTTTATTGGAACAAGTTTTAAAAAAATTGTCATTGCTCGGCGAACTTACCAAGGACGTTCAGCTTTAACTTCCTTTATTATCGTTGACGCTCAGAGCGTCAAAAACACCGCTACTGCTGAAAACAAAGGTTACGACGCTGGTAAGAAAATCTCGGGGATTAAGCGCCATCTGGCAGTTGATATCAATGGCTTTCCGCAGGCCATTCACATGACGCGAGCGAACGTCTCTGATCGAGACGGGGCCAGTGCCATGATCGCTTTACATGCCATGCATTTACGCCAGGTTCAAAATGTCTTAGTTGATGGTGGTTATTCAGGCGTTAATTTTCAGCTCGATGTAGCCAGTAATTTAAACGCAACCGTGCAGGTTGCGAAGCGCAATGAGTTGCATCGATTCGAAGTCATGCCCCAACGTTGGGTAGTCGAACGATCTTTTAGTTGGCTAGAGAATTGTCGGCGACTTTGGAAAAATTGTGAGCGTCAATTAACCACCAGTCTGCAAATGGTCGTTTTAGCGTTTTTAGCACTATTACTTAAGAGATTTTAGACAGCTTCTAAGAACGCATCTGAATCACTATTATTGATAGCTGCAATCAGAATGGCAATGGCAGCCGCAATGTCGTCACTGTGATCGTCATTGTCATCCGTTAAGATCTGTGACCCGCCTTTAACCTGCGGATTAATCAATCGAGTAATAAAATCTTTGGCAATCGAATGCCAACCACTGACAAGTGTGCGAATACGTCGTGAATAGTATGTTTCTAAAGCCCAAGGATATCTGGTTCGAGGAATGCCATGTGTAATCTTCTTTATCTCATCCGGTGTTAGCTTCTTAACCATGGCATCACTTCCCTGAGTGAATCTTGTCCAAAATTGATTGATAATGCTTAATGTCATCTTTAGTAGATGTATCCAGACTATCCTTTAGTGCTGATTTAATGGCACCTTTTTGACCTGCCAACATTGTTTTAGCTTCATCAGGATCCATGATGCCTGCGCTAATGGCACTGGTTGCCGCTTGAACATTGTTAAGAAGTACCTTACTGTTAGTTTCATCGTCGGAATCCCAAAGTGGATTAAATTCAATGTCCCAACTTAATGAGTCAGGGTCCTCATAGCCGTCAGCAATATCACTTGCATACATCAGATAGCGAGCAATCTGCATTAACTGAGGTTTCAACTCGTTTTGCTGTTGAGATTTGATCTGGTCATAGTAATTGATAACATCATACTGGGCACCGGTCAGCGTCCCAGCTTCCTGACCTGTCAACACTGATTTTGGAATGTTTGAAGAAGCAGCCAATGCTTGCCAAGCGAAGTCAATAATGTCACTGACACCGGCAAGTGGCGTTCCAATCTTAGTCAAATCCTCCTCGCTAGAAATTGTTGCAACGCCTTCAGTAGTCATGGCTGCAGACATGGCATGCATTAATTTTAGTCGCTCTTCATCAGACATATCAGCAACGTCATTGGACTTGAAAACTTTTAACGTCAATTCATAGAAAATCTTGCCAATACTGTATTGCGCACTGTCTAAAATTTTCAATGGATCGTAACAGGTATTAATAATGGAGTTGCCGTAGTCATCACCTTCTAGACGACCAAACGTCTGATGAAAGTATCGCGACTTATCAATGGTGACTTTGGACGGGACACTTGCTCCGTACTCACCAGATTGAGTTGGCTGTACCGTAATACTAGCCTCTTTGCCATATTGCAAGCTAGTTGGATCATCGTTAATCTGATAGTCTTCAACGTTCTCTGGCCCGAATGCGTGAACAAATGCAACATTCTTGATGTTTTGTGGAACTACCTTCGACGAATTATTAGTTGTATTAAGTTCCTGTAAGCCAATTGAGGCATAGCCATCACCAAACAACCTGGCATATGTAAATTCCATCGCCAGCTCAGTGGTGAGATGTAGATCGTCCAGGGCTTTCTGGTAAGCAGCCTGTTTGTCTTCATCATCTGGAATCACGATGTGCCAACCATTACGGGTCATATCATCTGCCGGCTTAGAAACCAGCTTGCGAGCAATCCCGTTGTTGTGATACATATCTTTCAAGGTACCTTCATCAAGTTCCATCGAGACGCCAGTAGGACGGGTGTCGCCCCATTGTGGTGCTTCATAGCCGTTGCCTTTGCTTTGCAAATCGAAGAAATCCGCAACAAATTGTTTCAGTCCCATGTTCAGCCTCCTTTCAGATTCCAAATCTTTCTTTAAGTGATTTATGTCTACCAATATTATTAAGTGCCTGGGTCATACTATCGACCTCATCGTCATGCGGTGCATTAGGAAAGTTGACCATTTCTTCAATCATGTCATCAATCCCAGGCTTCCATAGTGGGTGCGGTAAGTAACAATTGCCAGCTTCCCAGAGTGGGCTAACAGCCGCCGCACGAACTTCTTTACCACCATCCGGTTCAACTGGCACAATGCCCGAAACACGATTACGTAAGGTATCAATGATAGCTGAACCATTAGCCTTATCTTCAATCAGCTTTCTCCTGGCGTCTGGATGCCGCGCAGTCGTCTGCTTAATGGCATCTAGCGTCTGGGTGAAGGTCATGCGGGCGTGGCGTCGATCAATCAGATAGAAATTGGCACCTCGTTTGCCCCAGACTTGACCAGCCACAAAATCGTCGTTTTCTTTGCTTTTAAAAGTGGCATCCCAGGACTGCACAACGGTATCTAAGTGCCGTGGAATTATCGCTACATCTTTGTCAGTAAGACCTAACTCAATCATCTTGGCACGACTCGGCACATAGTAGTGGATCCAATCGCGCTTAAAAATGTTCCCACCTTCAACGGTTGGCCTTTGTTGCCACATAGCCGCAAAGTATTGCGACCCGTTAATCTTCTTGGCAGTCAGCAAGTCTTTAAGCGTATGGAGTTCTGGACACAAAGGTTCACCATTATGGCGACCAATCGCATCAGTTTGTCCGTCAGGAACGTCTTCAGCAATTGCTGGTAGTTTCAGTACTTCCCAAGGTAAAGTGCCTTGTTGGAGCAATCTGCCGGCTAAATCGTCGACTTGCCAACGCGTCATGATGACGATCACTGAACCATCCTTTTGCAATCGCGGGTAAAAGGTTCGTTGCCACTCAGCCCAGATCTTATCTTTGATGGTTGGCGACGCTGCTTCCTCAGCGTTCTTAATGGGGTCATCGACAATCAGTAAGTCGGCCGGTCGTCCAGATGCACCACCCAGCATTGAGGTGGCATAGAAGCCGCCGTGGTGGTCCTTAATCGTAAATTCATTACTGGCATTCCGGTCCATTTGCAACCCAGCCAATGGGCCCGCCAAGTTCTCAAAGTTGCGACGGTTTGCAGAACTGAATGTGGTGTACAAATCTTGTGAGTAAGCTGTGACCATAACCCGTTTATCAGGATTCCTAGTTAGATAGTAACTGGGAAAGGTCTGAGTAATGGTCATTGACTTGCCATGTTGTGGTGGCATTTCAACGATGTAAAAGTGTTGCTCGCCATCAATTATCTTTTGTAGCTTGTCAGCAATGTATTTTTCATGGCGATATAGCTTAGCGTTAATGTCGGCATATGCCAGCTTAAAATAGTCAGCATAGTTACGACGAGCTAGTTCAAGCTGAACCTGATGCAGTAAAGTTTCTTTGGTAATCATGTGCCCTCATCGCCGGTCAACTTGCGTTCCAATTCACTCAGCTTCTTATCGTCAATCTTTTCGAGCGGACGAGAATTGGTTTCAAGTGAGCCAGAAAGCTGTGTCTCTTTTCGATCGCGCCAAACATCCGGTTTCCTATTTTTTAACCAGAAAATGGCCGCCGTAGTATCTGGTGGCACCGTCTTTTCAGTCTGAAAAAGCTCAATTCGTTCACGAGTTGGCACGTTTTCAATTGCATAGGCTTTAATCTCGTCATCGGTTGCTTCAGGATGATTTAATTTGAATTCGTTTTGAACCTTGCGACGTCTTGCCCAAAGCACATCATCGTCTAATGTCACGACTTTGTATTGGTGCTCGGTTGTCTTATAACCTGTTGCCCGTTTGAACAGTGAGTTCTCAACTTTTCGGTCAACTACTTCTTTACCCTTTTTTAGGGCGTCAGAAATGTCAGAATATTTTTTCTCCCAGTCATATAGTGTTGGGCGACGAATACCGATGTTATAGGCGATTTGCTCATCAGTTAGACCATCTCTCGCCCAACCTTGGAGCTTGAGCAGGCCTTCATCGGTCAGCCATTCTTGATACTTTCCTCTAGCCAATCTGCTCGCCTCCTTTACACTACTTTTTAATCAAATCTGGATAGACATTAATTATTAAATCCCACAAATCATCTTTGCTTAAGCGTTCTCTAATTTCTTCAGAAGAATATTGGGGAACTTTCATGCCTTCAATCTCGCTTAGCTTTTCCATGCTTAAGCCTCTTTTTACGCTTGCTTTTTTGGCTTCTCCGTTTTCGATTGCGTTCTCTTTGCTGTTTATCTTTGATCCAGCACTCTAATTCAGCGCAACAACGGGTATCATTGGTACTGACGTGTCCATATTTAGTTTGAATTATCACTATTAATTACCTGTTTTTTTGATTCATTCAGTCGTCGAGCTGCTAAACTTTTACGCTTACGATCTTTAACTTTTGACTTCTTATGACTCTTCGTGTGTTTATTATGCTTGCTCATTGAATGATCCAAACTCCTCCGCAATTCTCTCTACCGTTTTTTGTCTAGCCTGTTTAATTGCTTTTTTGACCTTCACCGCATTTCCACATGCATCAATAGAAATGTCGTAATGATCTTCTAGCTTTTGCTTACGAGCCTTCATCCGCCTAAAACCTGCTGTATTTGGCATGGCAAGATTTCTCCTTTTTGTGCAAATTAAAAGCGCCCTCTTTGCGAAGACGCTTCTTTAAGTCTTTGTCCAGTTGCTTGTCTATCTTCATTTCTTCCTTGGAAGTATAGCCATAGCTGGTTTGCTTCATGGGCGTATATGGATGCTTACAATCACTCATATAATCACCTCTGCAGGAAATACAGAATTATCAAAGCGAGTAGCAACATGCCGCCCACCAATATATCTGTCAACTTTAATTTCATAATGTCACTCCTATGTATTTAAATGGGCGAGGCCGGTGCCAGTCCCATTCGTAGCCACTTTTTTCACTGCTTATGAGGCAGAAACGACTTATCCCGAAGTTACATCGCCTAGCTAACTTTACCAGCTATTTCATTGCAAAATAAAAGCCTACGTTTTCCGCCGCAGGCATCATGTAACTCACTACAGTTCAAGTTCTAGACAACATAACATACAAGTTTTTGTTTTTGCGTGAGCTGCATGTTCGTTGATTGGACGGGTACTACTCATTAATTTTTAGGAAGAATTTACTTTGATACAAGTCCAATCAACAACGTGGCTGGCAGGGAATCGAACCCTGCACGGTAATCTTTCCGCCATCTTCGTACGTATACGTTACAGTCACACATCTAATTTCCAAAGGGTGAAACTCTTTTTAACAAATTCCACAATACCAATATAACCCCTGTTTTTGCATTTTTTCGGCAGAACATCGGCAGATTTTCGGCAGAAAGTCGGCAGATTATCGGCGAACTTTTTTTGCTCGCAGTGTATCACGAGGACAAACTATCGCAAAAACCCATAAGGCTTGTTTCTGGTAATCGTTATATGTACGCTCAGCCAGATAACCTAAATCATACTTCTCCGCTAAGCGTTCACAGCACTTTTTTACGGTGTAATGATTAATGAATCGATACTCCAACAAGTCGGCTAAGAAGGCGTTTTGATCATCAATGGAGCTCATGAGTTGAATAGTCTTCAAACGTAGTTCACATTCCATCTTAGCGGTGGCTTGTTTAATCATTTTATCTTCCTGCCGGGTATGTCTTGGATCTGACTGTGCCTTTGGCATACCGTCCATCATCGGCGACTGCAGGGAGAAACTGAATCTAGCCGCTTCAAGTTGCCAATCCCGATACTCATATAAAAATTGTTTAGCATTTTTTATTGTTTGTTTTCTATCCAATAAGCCAAAGACACTATCCATCTCCGCAACTCCTTTATTGTCACCTTAGTTGATGTTATACTGAAATTGCCTATTAATTAGCATCACCTCGGCTTCCGGAAACGGGAGCTTTTTTATTTGCTCATTTTTCCTTCACCTCCACGTAAGTCTTTTTAATTCCCATCTACTCATTTGTCTGCCTCCAATTGTCTTGCTCGTTCGTGCGATTGCACCGTATTCTGGGAGTTGATTTGATGTCGATAATTTGCAGTTATTCTACCTGCCGTAGCTATTCCAATTCCCAAAATATGCGCAATGGTCGTTGTGGAATAGCCGCGGTTATAGAGATCAGCGGCTTCCCGACGAATCTTGGTAGCTTCACGTGCTGACATATCTCTCATTTTGCGGGATCGGAAACTTAAAACTGGCTGTTTAGCCCGCTTAAGAACGATTACTTGCCATTCAGGTGAGTCATCCGGAGCTTTAGTGACTGATTGAAAACGTCCCTCACATTGTTGGACCAGGACCAATATTTCATGATAATAATTCTTATTGGCCCGATTATGATCACGGATAATTTTTTCATATTTGCGAACTTTTAACTCTAGTAATTCACTCATAAGTTCAACCTCTCTAGCACTTTTCTTATTTGATTACAATTTGGTCAATACTATTCATCCCATGAAATCGGTTTGCGAGTTAAGCTCTTTATCACCATTCACATTCCTCAAATTTCACCTGTTCTCTGTTTGCTCTATATATGACAAGCGCCGAAGGGAACGGTGCCGCGTCTCGTGGCACCCCATCCAATTCAAATTTTAACCGTCCACGAAGAAACTTTACTTGGGCTTTTCCAAAGATAAAATCGTGCCAGTAACTCGTATCTGTACGCGCCGGAATTAGCATGACAATATCTCCTTCTGCTTTTAACAAACTTTCTTCGTAAGCTTTTTTAACCCACTTGTGAAGCTCCCGCCCATATGGAGGATTTAAGAATATATTTCCACCAATCTTATGCCAATCCTGACTTAGTGAGTCATCTGTCTCAGTAAAGTAGCTCTTGCACTTTGCGTTACTATCGCTTGCCGCCAAATCAAATGTGAAGTGGTATTTCTCGTTAAGCTTATTAAAAAAATCTTGGGGCGTTTCCCAATTATTTTTATCTGATGAAAGTAAAGAAGTATTCATTGTCTTCCTCCCTAATATTCTTCAAATATGCCGTTCTTAGCGTCGTACTCAGCGATTACCACTGCCACTCGATACTTGGCCATAAACATCTTCATACGCAAGACAGACGCTCTAGTTAACGTTGCCCGACCGCCTTTCACATCCACCACGCTGACTAGCTTGCCATGCTCGTATATGCTGAAATCTGGCGTATAGGTGCAACCACGGACATGCTTCCTAGGATTCTGTAGATCGAAACTTGGCAAAGTCTCAAACTTCTCATGGATTTTAAAATCCAATTTCAAGTTCTTCAGATGCAGGTAGTACGCACCCTCGGCCTTGCTATCAAATTGGTGACCATCAATACTCATTTTGTGGGCGTTGAACTTATTGCCCTTTCTTGGCAATTTAATTGCCGACTTAGGTGGCTCTTGGACACCTGTGGGATAGTTTGTCATTTAGATCATCCCTTCATCAATTTCGTCCATCCGTTTCCGTGTCATGATATGCAGCACAATCAGGTCATCTTCTGACAACTTAATTGGTCGTATATGATATTTCTCGATGAAGCTCTTAGCACCCATCTGATGGCGCTCTGTGTGATGCTCACGGCATAGACACTCAAAGTACAGTTTGCGATGATCCACTAGCTTGCGACTACCTCTGCCTACCGGCGTGAAGTGATCGATGTCGCTATGCAGCTTGCCACAAATCACACACTGCCGATGACGTAAGCACTGGACCGCTTTCGGATAAGTATCAGGAATGGCATCCCATGTCTTCGTTTTGAACGGAATCCCATTCTCAAAACAGAAGTCGAGTATAAAGGTCAGGAACTTATTTGCTTGATCCATACTGCAATCACTCATTGAGAAGCTCTCTGCACCCGTTTTGGCGTAGTAGAAGTATTTCATCCACTGTTCCATGTCTCGGATATCATAGCCGGTGTACATCGCCATATCCCGTAGCATGGCAAAGATCTTCTTACGCTGATCTGGTGAGATCTGGCGACCATCATCAAGCTGCAACTCAATCGTTGGTTGCTTGGTAGCGGCAAACTTTTGTAGTCGATATATATTCAGTTCATCATCGAGCTTGATTGTTATCTCGTCACCCTTGATTGCTTTGAGCTTGCCAAACATCTAAACACCTCGTCACTAACATTTTTGTGAATCACGACTGTAACAGTATCTTTGCAATTATCATTTTTGGTGATCACTGATATAACAACATTTTCGGAGTTTTTCCGAACTTTCGGATAACCTCCAATCAGAACGGTAACGAATCATCACTGATATCAATCGGATCACCAGAATTAGCAAACGGATCGCCACTTTCTGATTGATTGTTCTGGTTGCTTGACCGTTGTTGTCGTGGCCGTTGTGGTAAATCAAAGTCATTCACATTCAACTCCACTGCGAATTGCGGTTCACCCTGCTGGTTCGTCCACTGGTTAACTGACCATTGACCAGAAACCGCCACGTTGTCACCTTTGTGAAAATACTTCATGATCGTATCAGCACGCTTGCCAAAGACTGAGCACCGCACCCAATCAACGCCATAATCGCCATTACGATCCGGCCGGTTCTGTCTCACTGCCACCGTGAAGTCAGCGACTTGACTACTACCAACCTGCCTCGTGGTTGGATCCTTACCGATGTTGCCTGAAATTGTCATTGTTCGCATTTCAATTACCCCTTTACTCGACTAATTCGAGCGCCTCATTTTTCTGCTGATTGACAGCCATATCTTCCAACCGGTAAATCAACATTAACTTTTTCAAATCGTCTAAATTATTGACAAAATCCACATCACCATACTGGTCATTTAACTCGTGGAGATAGTGCATTTTGTCTTCAAGCAATCGCCAATGCTGTTTTTTCTCCATGTCAGCAACTTCAATGGCTTCATAGATGTATTTAGCCCGGCTGTTCTCGCAAGCCTCTAACTGGCTCTTATCGTGCAAATTCTTGGCTCTGGTCGCATACCGGCCGGATTGTTTGAGCAAAATGACAACGGATTTAGTGATGTGTAAATCCTCTTTCTCAAACAATTCTTTTAATTCGTCTTTACTCATGTATTGGTTCGACATCATGACTCACCTCAACAATTTTTTGAATATTCTTTTGGAAGTAGAATTCCAACTTACCTAATTCACCATCACGGTTTTTCTTGATAGATAAATTAAGATTTTTATCAGTTGGATCCTCACTTGGTCGCCATAAGAAACCAACGATGTTGGCGTCCTGTTCAATGGCACCGGTTTCCCGCAAGTCACGGAGCTGTGGTTCATTACTCTCACGAGATTCAACGCCCCGGTTCAATTGGCTTAAAGCGATGATGGAAATCTTTAAATTCTGTGTTAGCAATTTCAACCGCCGTGACACTTCTTCAAGTGATTGACGGGCATCTTGCTTTGAGTTGCCGGTCTCCACCAACCCAATGTGGTCAACAATTGCCAAATAATGACCGGATCCAAACCGTTGGGCGTGTTGTTTGATTACTGAGCTTATTTCATCAATTGATACCAGCCGATCGTTTGACCAGAACCGAATATCACCAATTTGCTTGATTGTTTCGGCGGCGGCTTGCTTTTGTGAAGCTGACATTCTAACGGCTGGGTTTTTCCAGTAATTTAGGGCAATACCCGAATTGGCAGCATAGATCCGGTGCATGTTTTGCTTGGAACTCATTTCGAGTGAAAATAATTCCACTGTCAAATTAGAGTCGTACATAATCGCATTCATGCCGATGTTTAATGCAAAGGCCGTTTTTCCAACTGATGGTCGGGCACCGATGACCATCAACTGGTTAGGTGCCAACCCACCGCCAAGCAACTTGTCCAGACCCGCATAGGTTTTGATAAAGCCAGTCGTTGGTGTATTAAGTTCTTCAAGAGCATCATTGACCAGCTCGCTGTTATCATGATCGGTTTGGGTATCCGTCCGCATCGCTTCATCCCGCAACATGTCCAAATGGTCAAGGTTAAAATCACTTGGATCTTTGGAGGCATTCAAGGCCGCCTCTTTAATCATGCGGGTGTAATAATAACTGCGAAGCTCTTTAAAAGTTGCCCTTGGATCAAATGGCCGGTCAACTCCCTGAATTGAATTGATAATCTTTTGAACATCCAGCCGTTTGCCAAACGGTGTGTCGCTAAAAGCCGCAGCAATTTGTTCGGCATTTTCATAGCGGGTCCCCCAAAGGTTGATAAAGCTGGCTAGAATCCGATAAGAATTATTGGTAAACCAATTCTCATCAACGGTATTGGATTCCAGAACTTGGGGTTGGTTGATTAGAAACCACATTGCTTTTCGTTCGATTTGTGGAAAATTCGTGTTAGTTGGCATTCTCAACACCTCGCCTCGATAGATACCTCTCCGGATGGAAGATTCGATCGGCTTTCTCCCAGGTAATATCCGGATACGTTTCTTGAATCACTGGTAACGCCTTTTCGATGCTGCCAAATTCGGAACATTTGTTATAAATCAGGTCTTCCCGTTTCTGAATGGCAATTACCCGATCCAACTCCGATTGTTTGGAAGACCGTGGTTCAGGGGTCTGGTAATCGTCATCCCAACCAGATTGATTAAACCAAGTCGATCCATGCTTGATGTACCGCATATCTGTTTTGAGATAGGCAATTTCATGTTTGTACTTCACGATTCCATCCTGAATCTGCTTATTGGTTACTCCATGCTTCAGAGCTTTTTGGTAAAAATTAAAGGCTTTCTCCTTACCCTTTTTGTTTGGATACAGTTTCCAGAGCTTCTCAAAATCATTTCTGACCCCTGAACCACCCTGTTTTGGTTTTTCTTTGTTTGTTTTCTTACTCTTACTTGTATTATTAATACTTGTAATATTCTCTTTAAAGTTTTCTTTAATAGGGTCTTTAAAGTTTTCTTTAACACCCCCATTAACTTTTCTTTGAGGGTGGCTGGGACATAAGTCCCGCCGACAAATAAATTGAGCCGCATTTTCCATTTTTTCTGGAAGATGTGGCTCAGTTTTTCTATCCAACCAAAAATATGACTTAAATTGGCCATCATTTTGGCCAATTTATTCATATTTGCTGCCATCAAGATAATTCCTAATTCATTATTTACTTGTCTTAATCCACGTACCGATAATCGACGGAAACGCAAATTTGCCTTCAGGTTACCAAAGGCTGGCTCATCCTCAAGTTTTCGCTTAGCGAAAATGGCCTTGCCCTCTGGGCTTGAAAGCTGTTCACGAACGTATGCTTTTTGCGATTCCCAATGGGGATTGATGTTAATTCTTCGTTGGTTACCCATACGGGTGGTCGACCAATAATACCCTTCGGGGTCATCGTAATCGTCGGCCCGATAAACTTTAAAGTCGCGGGTAAACCCATTTTTATCAGTTCGATGGCTCATGCCGTGATATGAAAAGCGGATGTGGTGATTATCCACGTAGTAATCTTCTTCGGCATGATATTCCCAGTTCATCACTTTGCTAAGATCGCTGCGATATTTCTTCGATTGTTCTTTCAGATACATGGTGTAAGGAATCAAGGGGATCTTACCCAATTTCTCTTTAACAAATTGATAGTTTGGCTCACTGCCGTAGCCCGCATCGGCAACGATATAGTTGACTGGGGTTTGTGCGAAGTTCATCGCTTTTAAAAATGGAATTAAAGTACGTTGGTCCGTAGGACGTTGATTAACTTGGTAATAGAGAACGAATTGTGATTGAGTGGCAATTTGCAGATTGTACCCTGGCTTCAACTGGCCGTTTTGCATCGGATCTTCTTTCATCCGCATAAAAGTGGCGTCATGATCCGTTTTAGAGAAACTGTTCCGATCACCAAACCATTCATGATATTGGCGATACTTTTGTTTACGAGGTAAGTATTCATCTTTTACTAGATGCCGGAGATGTTTTAGTTTACGCCGGCGTTGTTTACGTGGTGAACCACCGGGAATCACTTTTTCGGTTTTGATTTGCTGATCTAATTCGTCAATCTCTGTGTCCAATGCGTCTACTTCAGCTTCAAGCGTCTGAAGATCCGTCGGATCCATTTCGCTTTCCACTGCTAGATTGACTTTGTTTTGAATCAGGTCTTTAAACAAGTTTCGTGTTTTTTGATCCAACTTACTTTCAAATTTTTCCGTGCTTTTTCGCCAGACAAATGAATACTTGTTGGCATCGGCAAGGATTTTAGTGCCATCAATGAAAATTGCCTCATCACTTAACAGATTGTTATCAATCAATGATTGTCGGAACTGCAGATACATGAGGGCTATTAGCTTGGTGGTTTGTGGATCAGTCCGGAAACGATTGATTGTCCGGTAACTGGGAACCATGTCAGGGTCACCGATTAACCATTTCATCGGAATGTTTTCCTCGGCCATTTGTTGAATTTTCCGTCCCGAAAACACTTTCCGTGAGTAAGCAAATAACATCATTTTGAGCATCATCAACGGTGAATATTGTGGTCGGCCAAAGGCTGACTCTTCTCCATAAACTAATTTATATGGAATCGTGTCCACAAAAGCACTGATGGCGCGGACAATGTGCGTTTCTGAAATTGAAATTTCTAATGGCAATGTTAAACTGGTCTGGTTATTGTTATAATGTCTGTACATAGAGATTCACTCCTATCCTTGGGTTTTCGTCGATTTAAGAATAGCAGAGTTGAATTCTCTGTGCTACATAAAATGCAAAAAAGCCTCGGAAAAAAATTAATTTCCGAAGCTTTTTTGCGTGAGCTGAGACTTTTGTCCCAGCCTCAATAATGCGTTTTGCGATTCGTTTAGTACCAGTTTCATATTCGAAAGTCACTGAAACATATCCGAGTTTTTTTAAATGATTGATCCAAGTTGAAATTGATACGGTACTTACGTGGTACAACTTTGCAAAGTAATTGTTAGAAGCCCAGCAAGTGCCATCTTTCGTACATAATGCTGTGATTTCTGAATAGAGAATTTTTTCATTGGCTTTTAAGTGCTCATCATAACGAACATTTGCTGGTAATACGGAGTAGAAAGCTGGCTTTTCCATGATTTTGTACCCCCCTAAACGTTTAGCTTGTCCCAAAGTTCATCGGTTGATTCATCAGCAGGCTTCTTAGAGTCCTTTTTTTCACTCTTTTGCCGAAATTCCATTAGCTCGGTGGTCAACTCATGATCCATGGCGCTCAAATCATCTTTAGTCATTTCTTTCCAGCTGGTAACTTTGGCATTTTTCATCGAAGCCACCGTTAATGGTTTAGGCTCCATTGCCATCTCTTTGCTGAGGGCGGCTATCTTGTCCTTTAACGTGTCTTTGTCTTCTTGAGAGGCCATTGGCTTACTAGACTTCTTTGGAGCGTCACGGCGCTTATGTGGCGCTTCTTTGGGTGCTGATTTGGTGGCTGAATTGCCATCGTCATCAACATCACTGGTAACCCCAAACACAGCCGACAAGGTGTAACGACGTGCGTAGGTCTCAGCTGATCCAAACGCCTGGGCGTCATTCTTACCCACTGGAACGTTCAACGGATCAAACTGGATGTACTGGCCGGATTCGTGCATGAGAAACGTGGAGACAGAAATTTGATTTCCATCACTGGTAACTTCCTGTGTGTAGGCGAAGCCTTTCGGGAGTGCCTTATCAATGGCATCTACAACGCCTTCCAGCATTACGTATTTGGACTTAAAGAATGGGTTGTTCGCATTCTTTTCTGGCTGCTTGATATTCTTACGAACCTCATTGAGTGCCTTCGCAATTTCAGATATATTCTCACTTTTCTTCATATAGACCACTCTCCAATTTATTAGGGTGATAACTAACAGATTCCTTTTCGATCACAGTAATTCCAGGTACTTTCTCGCCATTTTGATCAATGGCTACCCCGTCATAATCGGTCAGTTGTTTTTTGAAGTCTGCCCATTTAATGTCTTTTTTTAGTAAGTCTGGATAATTCTTTTCTACAAACGGAAGAAGCTTACTGGGTTCACGTTGGTATTGTTTAGCATGACGCAGGCTGGTATACCCAGCCGGAACCTTAACCTTGCCATCAGGTTGCGTTTGACGATACTGTTCAATCAACTGTTCAAAGTAATCCTGGCTTTCTTTCAATGGTTTAGTTTCGCTTTCGTACCATTCCTTGGTTTGTTCGTCAAAGCCGGCTTTTTGTTGCGCCTTGATATCCAGCTCATGCTTAACCTCAGCTAATTTACGAAATGCCCAGTTAGCGGTGTTGTCATCCTCGATCACAAAAAGCTTCTTTTCCGGTGCCTCTTTAATTTCATCCATAGCTAATCCTCCTCGTAGATTCCGGTAACTTCGTAATCACTTAGTTTATCTTTTTCTTTTCTGAGGCAAGTCAGCAGCGCGCTTTTAACGGTAGGATTGCTTTCTTGGTCATAAGCTCGTTCCAATCCAGTGACTCGTAAGCGCGCATATTTAATTTTTCTCAACCCATATTCCAGCTTCTTATTCATATTTCCACTCCTCCAATATCCATCTCGTCTTCATGCTGGTCTTCATATTCGGCATATTCCGCCTCGGCCAACTCTTCTTGTGTTGGCTTTGGATCTTCGTATTCATCAGCCATGTTTTCGTAATACTCATCCTCATTCATGGTTAATTGCCTCCTTTACACGTTGCCATATTCCCTTACGGGGGTTAGAATAAATATATTGATTAATTTGATATGTGCTTAATTTAGAGACGTTTGACAATCCTACTTGTCGAGCGTCTTTTTTGCTGTCTGAATTTTCCATTTCAATCATCCTTTCCTTATTTCGTTGATATCTACTTTGACCTGTTTAAAATACTTTTTAATGCCATTTTTGATATCTTTTTTTGAGATACCACCGTCAAAATACTTCTTGGGATGGCTGAACAAAATCGTCGCAATCACTAAGAAAATTGAATAGAAAGCAATGCCACTCAATGTAAAAGTAATCATCATACATAACCTCTTCTTAGAATCCGTAGACCGTGTGATTATGGATCCATTTCTCAACTTCTTTGGCTGGATATAGCGGACGTTTCTTGCCGGGAATAATCAACCTAGGAAAATCATTCTCATAAAAAACCGGATTAACGGTGTTATAACCACAGCCTGGGAAATATCGCTCGATTACTTGCATTTTGGTAAGTAGCTCCGTATTGGTAATGCTTGGCTCACTCATATCCTAGCCTCCTAACTTCTGATTGAATTCTTTGATTGGTTCCTTAGGATCAATGTCATTGTATTGACACCATTCCAGGAATTCGGTAATTTCTGCACTAATCTCTTCGGGAAATTCTTTACTAAAGGCATCAATGTTCTTCCAGTCTTGAGTAGTACGCTCGTTGAGAGGTACAGAAGCGCTTTGAAAAGCAATTGCTTGGATCTCTTTACGATCATCTTCCTGCTTTTCTTGATTGGTCAGCGCTGCAAACAAACCATTACGCACTCGTTTGCTTTTAAAAAACGATAAGATATCGTAATTAGCTCGAGCCGCCGAATATTTGTAAAACCAATCATCAACAAACTTGGCAGTTCGCTTTAACGTATCGTTGTCCATCTTGCGTAATCCTTGACGCCAACGACTAATTGACGCTTTGCTGGCAGGAATTTCATGTGCCAACTTAGTTAGCGGTGATTTAAATTTGGAACTTTTTAAAGCTAAATCTAGTTGCACTGCTTCTTTATACATCCCCATCATCTCCAATCGGTAAATAGCCGATAATTAATTTCCAACTTGTCAAAGTACAATACAATCAAGGATAGAAGTTAGCCTTCATTACTAGCTACTGGTTCGCTTAATTGCTTGATAATCAGGATGGTTGCAGTTGACGGTACCCAGTTACGGATATACCTATCAACGTTCTCAAAATCCTTTTCGCGAAGCTGAGCTCGTGTTTGGATTCCCGCAATCTGTTTAATGCCACCGTTGATATCTTTGTAAAGCTTGCCGCGTTGCTTAGTAGTCAAGATTAAGTGATGTGTTTGAACATAGGTATTAACAGCCCCACCGACAGCATGAGAAATGTAGTTATACTCTCCAGGAGTTAAAGGCTTATTATGTTCCAAATCCTTAACTCGGTTGTCAATTTGATTGATCTTCTTATTGTCTTCATTGGCGTTTTGAAGTAGTAACATAATCTTTTCTTCGGGTGTTTGTGGTAATTGTTGTTTTGCCTTGGCTCTCTTCTCCATCGCAATGAAATATTGTCGAGCTTGCTTGCCTCTGTCCGTTCTTTGAATCATGGATAATTCTTTTGCCATGTCCAAAGTTAAAGCATGATTTACCTGTGGGCGACCGCCTTGAGGTTTCGTACTTTTTTGTTCAAAACCTGCAAAATCAACATTTTCAGTAAATCCATATTCGATCATTCGTTGAATCCAAATTCGATATGGTGTTTCAACTTCGAGGAAGTCATGCAAGTCCCGACCGTCGACAGCAACGGAACCATCATTTTGCTTAAAAGTTTTGATTAATTCATTCATTTGAATCATCCTTTCGCTCTTTGAAAACTAAACGACATGATAAGAAAAACTAATCCTCTTTTTCTTCTGCATCTTCCAATGTGTCGTGGCTTGCTAACAGCTGACCATTCAGTGAGTAATAATTATTAAGATACCTAGTCATACTCTCTTTTGTACCGTTACCAATTACTGATACAACTTCGATTACCTTAATAACTTTTACATTTTTAACCATTGATTTGTTTAGATCTCTCATTACTTGGTCACCTCCTTTTCAGGTAATAAGTCCTCTGCATCAACTCCGAGGGCCTTGGCAAGCTTAATTGCAGTTATAAGACCAGGAGTTTTCGTAGTGTTTTCAATTCCACTAATGGTTGTTTGTGGAACCTTACTTAAATCAGATAGCTTAGCTTGAGTAAATCCTTTTTGGTTTCTCAACAAGATAAGCTTTTCACCTGTTGTCATTTGATCACCTCACCTTTATTACTCTTTAGAGTATATACTCAATTGGTTTAATTGTCTACTCTTTTGAGTAACTTTCTTGAAATAAATAATGTTATGTTTGATTCATACTCAATTGAGTTAGGATGTGATATCTATGGATAAACAACACAGCGAACTTTTTAAAGAACGGTTATATTCTTATATGAGAGAAGAAAACATAACATTAAATCGGGTTGCTACTCTTTCTGGAATGGCAACAACTACATTAAGCAACATCGTAAATCGTGGATCAGCTCCAAGAATTGATACAGTTTATAAAGTTTGCAATGGTTTGGGAGTATCATTTCACGACTTCTTCGATTTTCCGCCCTACAACGAGGTGGAAAAATGAAGGGAGGTGAACCTATTGCAAGATTATGATGAAATAGAAAATTTTCTTTTGGATGAATTTGTTAAGGTATCTAAAAACAATGACAATATGGATGCTGTTTTACAAGCCGTTTTAGACGCTGGTGCAAAAATGGGATATACAGACGAAAACATGATTCGCGCATTGAAAGATCTATATGAGCGTGAATTTACTAATTTTAATGTTAATTGGTCTGCATTCTCAGGACCATCGCATCCACAAATATCTATTCTTGACTCTGTGCCACTAACACCTGCTGGATATAGATACTGGAAAGAAAATAGTCATTAGTTTTTAGAAGAGGGATTCTTTTTTGGAGAATCCTTTTTCTGATGAATAAATATCACCATTAATATATTCAATTGTTACTTTAAAATAGTTGTTATAGTTGGTTATCATTCCTGGTTTTATAATCAATTCATGCCCATGACGATCGTTAACAACAATTTTTTTAGGATGTTCTTTGTAAAACTCCTTCATTTGCTCACCTTCTTTCGCTCTTTGAAATTTAAATCCATCATCAACTTTTAGTGGGATAATTAGGCTATTCCATTAAAGGTGGTGACATAATGTGAAACTTTATGAACCCGGAACTGATAACGTTCCAATTGGTAAATACCTTGAAGTCGGCCCTCAAGGTGGTAAACTTCAAAATCCTAGACACGCTACAATTCGTGTGTCTGGTCATCGTCTTCCCCCTGTGAGTCCTGATACTCACAATAAGTGGAAGCATACAAGTGGGCGAACTGATTAACGTTCGTGATACGACATAGTGCTCAAGAACTTATCAATCGCATCGGAGTTGTCTTTATCCGGGTTCAAAACGAAGCTTTTTACGGAGTAACACCACACTAAGCCTAAAAAGTTGAGCTGAATCCAGGACTCAAAGACAACTTCATTTTTTCCATTACGATATTCAGTCATATAATGATGATTCATTCCCTCACCTCCTTACGTGCTTACCTTCTGCGTGGAATGTATAGAATTAACAACGGATTCCGTTAGTTTTCCACTAAAAAAAACTTCTTCCCTTACACCGAGATAGCGCGCTATTGGCGTAATCAAATCTGGATCAACCGTTTTATTAATATTTTCTAGTCGATAATAACGCATGGGTGAAATTCCTAGATTCCGAGCTACTGCAATTTGGGTAATACCCTTAGCCTTTCGCACTTTTTTTATGTTATCTCGGACTTTCATTAAATCATCTCCTCAACTCTATGAATCTATTTTACTAACGCTTTACGTTATTGTCAATAGGAAAATCAATATTATCGTTATTTTTATAACAAATACCGTTATTTAAACTATTCTATATTTATAAATTCAATGGATAAGGAGCTTTTTACTATGGCAACTTTAGGTGAAAGAATCAAAGAATTCAGAAAAAGTAAGCACCTTACTCAACGTGACTTAGGTAATAAAGTTCACCTATCCCCACAAGTCATTTCTAATTATGAGCGTGGATATTCAACTCCGAGTGCAGATGATGTAAAAAACATTGCCAATGCTCTCGAGGTTAGTCTTTCCGATTTGTATGCTGAAAAAAACTCATCATTAAGTTCCCATAAGTATTATGAGTTAACAGATAAAGATGAACACGATATTGGCATTCAGGTTGATCGTATGTTAGCCGGCCTATCATCAGACGCGGAAACTAATTATTACGGCGAACCAATGACATCTGAGGACAAAGAAAAAATGAGGATTGCTATGCAAGCGGCACTCGAAGCAGCACAGATTGAGGCAAAGAAAAGATTTACTCCTAAGAAATATCGACACGATAAAGAGTAAGGTGATTGATTTATGGCATTTGAACATGACCCCATTGAAATGGCAAATAAAATCATCAAAAAGTATCATACTTTTGACCCCTATAAACTTGTTGATCATTTAGGGTATGTTCTTCAGTATTCTGATTTAGGAAGTATCAATTACGCGCAGCGAGACTATTTTAAACGGATAACTGTTATTACATTAAATAATCAAATAAATGATCAATGGCAATGGTTTGTGTTAAGCCATGAAATTGGTCATGGATTACTACATAAAGGATTTTCAACTGCCTTTTATCGAAACACAAGTGGTTGCGGTATGATTAACTGGGCCGAAAGAGAAGCCAATTTATTTGCCATGCAGTTGGAACTACAACGTTTTGATGAAGACATTTTAAAATCTATGACAGATTATCAACTAATAGAATCAATGGGGCTTGATGAAAAGCTGATTCGATATATAAGAAGATGATTGACTAAATATTGCTTGGAATTATATGTAAGGAGATCGTTTTAATAATATTCAATTATTGGAGGGACTATATTATGAAGGGATTATTTGTTGCTGGAGCAAGTTTATTGATGGGGATTAACCTAGCCGGATGTTCAAGTGACACATCTAGTCAGCAGGCCCAACATAAAGAAATTTGGCCTGCTAAATCGACGATGGTGAAAGCTGAAAATGCCGCACAAGACATGAGTAAAGTAGAATTTTTGGACAAAAATGTGAAAGACAAGTCTGTCCGTTACAGCGATATTCTGAATTTTAAAAAAACAACCAAATATACTGGTACCGTTAAAACGGCTGATGGTGATGTTGTTCAAATTACTAAGCAAAAGGATGGCTTGCGTCAGATTACTTTAGATGAAAGTGGTTACGATAAAGACCACATTTGGGTGGTTGAAAGTTATACAACACAGAACATTCGCAAAAAAGACAATCTTGCTGTTGGCCTCGTAGTTGCTGGTCCGGTTAAATACTATAACTCGGATAATCAACCAGTAAAAGCCGTTGAGGGATTTGCACCATCCAGCCAAGTAATAAATGGCGGTGCCGATTAGGCTAGATATTGCTTGCAATTTATGTAGGGAAATATTAAGGAGTGAATTAAATGAGGTTAAAAAAAACGTTATTACTAGAGGCTGCAGCGTTGACGCTCGGCGTAACGATACAGTCAAACCTTTCTAATGCACGAGCAGCCGTTTCATATACTCCAAGAAGTTGGCGTGGAACTTATTACACATCCAAAGGTGATAGCATACGCATTAACACCTACTCGGTAGCCATTAATGACAAAACCGCATACAAGAGTAATTGGTATGGTTGGCACAAACTATCATTTGCGCAGATCAGTTACGGTGATGCCATTACACACAAGCACAAAGTATATACTTTTAATTCCTTGGCAAAACATGGCTATCAGGGAACTGGACAGTGGCGGTTAACTATTAAAAACGGAAAAAAAGAGCTTATCAATTACATGAATATGGGCTACATTAATGTTTGGCACAAATACTACCCCGCAAAAAAATACAAATTTAGGACTGCTGATAACACTGATTTCTTTTACAACACTTGGCGTCCTGCATACTTAGACATGGATTCTGACGGTACTGATATTTACAACTCGTATAAAGATGCTAAAAGCGAGGAGAATCCCGTTAATACGCTTTCGGATTCCAGAAAACAACTGTATGCTAAATGGATTAGTAAAAATCAGCAGGATAATGTTTTAATGCTCAAAATTGATGGAAACATTTATTACGAAAACAATGATGATCACGATATTCTCCCCTACAATGCTTATAGAAGCGACGGCTCTATTTGGTCAAACTTTAAGCCTACTAGTAAATATGCGTTATTAAAAAAAGGAAACCACGTTTACAAGGGGACCGAATGGACTTACTTTTATAATAATAGTGATAATAAAACTTATAAATACAATGGATATCATTGGAAGTTTGAGTATTGATAATACTACATCCTCTATCAATAAGTCATCGTTGGTTGCACCAATTAGAAGAATCAGTTGTAGATATCGAGTTTGAATAAATCCACCCTATTCATGAGGGCGACACAATCACCGTAAAGGGGTCTGGTCTAACTGACACTGTTACGCTAAATGGTAAAACATTAAAGTCTGATATTATTGTCGATTACGTTAAAGTTCATTAAAAATATGGTCAGAATTTTGAGGAGCTATAAATATGAAATTTAGAAAATCAATTTTATTGGGAATTACAATGTTTACTCTTGGTTTAGGGTTCACCGCAGTTAATTCAACGTATCAACCCACGACCACATATGCAAGCGCAAGGCGTGCCCATGTTGTTCATGGAATTCGTGTCTACCATTGGATTTGGGGTGATTCATTTGCAACAAGCAAGCTGGGAAAAAGTATATATCTGCATCGCGGCCAAATAATTCACGTAGCACCCTTCTATCACATGGGTAAAGATGGCTACATGCTTCATGTAAACGGACATGGCTCAAAATTATATTACGCTAGGACAAACAATAGCAGTTGGTTCAAATACTAGTTCACAGTCCAAATAAATATTTTTAATCAATGAATCGCCAAAGCTCCCTCCCTGACAGCTAGCTTCGGTCCGGTCCCAGTTGGGAAAATAACAAATTGACGAGAAAGAAGAATGATAGTATGAGTAGCAATAACTCTATTCAAATAACCGACATTAACGATATTATTACTGCATTGCCAAACGTAGACGAAAACGCTACCTTTTGGATGATTAGGACAAATCATGGAGATTATTATACAGATTTCATAACCGGACAGTACGTTGGAATTGGTTACGACGAAATTACGCTCAAAGAAACTCAAGAAAAAACAAACGAAGAGCTAGCAATCATGTTTCATGAGCGAAAACCGGAGGGCAAAGATCATCGAGAGATTCCTGACGCAACTTATACAACGTGGGTGGGACAATTAAAACGATTTGGAAATGAAATTAAAGCCGGTGATTACGTTTTAATTCCAGGTATTTCTTCGGACAGGTTTTCTTTAGGTGTTGTACTAGGACTTCCATATGAATTATCAGCGAAAGATCTTGACGAAATCAATTCAGAGGTAATTGAAGGTCGAAATAGATCGCCGTACAAAAAACGCCTTAAAGTACAATTTTTGAGAAGTTTTAATCGTTCTGAAGCCGACCCCACTCTATATAAAATGATTTATACACAAGCAACGGTCAGCAAAATAGACAAGTATGCTCCTTACATTTTACGGGCCGTATTTGACGCTTATGTCTCTGGAAACAAAATGTATTTAACATTCCCCGTAACGGAAGAAAAGAACATTAAGGCTTTACCATACACCTCATTCACATACCATCTTGCGGAATCCTATGCTGCAATAAATGAAGATTCTGAAGCAATCATCAAAAGCAATGTACAATCTGCTGGAATCGTTCAATTGATATTAGACGTGTCTGTTGGTTCAGGATTGTTTGGATTAGCATGGGTATTATTTAAGTCCAAAACTGGTTTTCAAATAGACGTAAATATTCTAAAAGGTAAATTTAAATTGAAGAAAGTAGATGAGCGAATAGTAGTTGAAAAGATTAAGGATGCCCAAAGTGCCCGAGACATCAAAAAACAGAAGGCAAAACTAGACATGGAAATAAAGAAGCAAGAGGCCTATGATGATCATCTTAAAAAAATGGTTAAGATGGCTAATAGTATAAATGACTCTGGTGATTCCATGGAAAAAATTAAAGCAGAAGTTCCGTCAGAATTAAAGGAAGCTATACAAAAAGCTACTCTTCCAAACGATCACAATGACCAAGAAGAATAGCTCTAATCATAATATATTTTGAATGTTTTACGAACTAGTATGATATCCAGTATCACAGAAAAGATCAAAAGTTCAATCGAATCTGGATGTAACTGAATAAAAAGGCTGAATCTTTCTAATAAGTAGTAAAGCGGTGCAAGCAGTAGGAGCACAATACTAATATACGCTATTATAATATCTTTATATTTACGCATATATATCCCCTCCTTCTACCGTTAGTTTAACACAATTTGTTCCTATATTTCATAAAAAAAGCATCCCTCCTCCTCGCTAAGATAATGGGATGCAGTTATGCGGGTGCAGTTCAATGGTAAAATAATTAATTATATACAAAAATAGATACAGGCTTGACCTTTGTCACTAGGTGTGTCCGAATACTGATGACTATAAAATAAAAACAGCCTCATGGCTGTGGGGGGGAATAAATCATGAAATTAAAAAAATCATTCGTATTTGGAATTACAGTCTTATCACTTGTTGGTTATGTATGTTTCAACCAAACACAGTTATAATTGGTTTAGATTTGGAATTCATTAATAAAAGAAAGCCCTAATCGGGCTTGAGGGAAGGTGAAATATTGTTTATAGAAAAGATTCCATATGTATTTATTGAAAATGCAAGTACAAAGAGCCCACAAATGAGAGTTCCTATAACTCCTGGTATGGATAGAATTCAATTGACTATCCGTATGGCACTTTATAATCTTAAGATTCAAGAAACATATTTTTCAGAAATTATGATTGTTGACGAAGATTCCAACACACTTTTAAACATTCCGTCAGGTCCACTCAAATTGAAGCCTGATCCTAAGAACAAGGAATTCATTTCAGTTAATGCAATAACTTCCCCCATTATTAAAAATCCTAAGACGGGAAACTATCTATTAACTTTTATTCTTATGAATAATAAACAATCAGTTATTAGTATTCAACATTCATACTTTAGCTTTGTTAAAAAGGATGGTGGAAATGCAAAATAATAAGAATGTTCCTTTGCATATAATTAAGGACGAAGAGCATCCCTATACATCATCCGGTAAGAATTCGTCATTCCTCACCTCCTCTCATCATGGAGGGTATAATAGTGGTAACGGAGGTGGCGGAAATATGGATGACCACGTAACTCATAGAGAACTTGATAAAGCTGCAGATTCCTTACAAAAAGATATCAAATTATCCCAAGATGAGACGTCGAATCAAATAACTGAATTGTCTGGGAAGATAGATGCATTGTCGGTAAACATTCGTAATTTATCAAAAATATCTTGGTGGATAATGACCATCATAAGTGCAGGAATCATTGTCCCATTCGTTATTTTACTTATTAAAACAATTTTCAAGTTATGATTAAACCTTCAAATGGTTCTAAATTCTGATTTTACACTATAAGCTCAAATATTGAGGAGGATTGAACTACTCCCACTTAGCTAAGCCTACGGCTTGACGCTTGAAGTGGGAGTAGTTCAATGCAAACAATCATCACACAGCAACACCCACGAATTAGCTATTATTCATTTTCCCCACTCGGAACCAGTACCTGTTCGACTCAGACATGGGGATTATAGTCCAAATGCTGATGACTATAAAAATATGAGTTGGAGGGAAACTATGAAAATGAAAAAAGCATTATTATTGGGAATCGCAGCATTATCACTTGGGGCAACCGCCCTCGTGGTTCAGCCACAGCAAACCAATGCATCAAGCATTTACAGTGCAGGAAACCCATTTTGGAATCGTCTGCCATGGGTAACACTCAGACGTAACGTCAAAGTGCTTAAAATTCGGAATCAAGTTCCAGTATACAAAAGCTATCGGGTTAAGACCTTCATCGCTAAAAAAGGCTATCACTATCGCTTGGGCCATTGGGCTGCGAACTATTCTTGGACGTTGGAATCTGGACGGTTCAATAGTCACAGCACAAGTCGATACACGTATGTGGTAGCCAAAAAGTGGAACAGCCATTCATGGTTCCAGTTTGGTATTCATTAATTTTAAGCCCCCAATCGGGCTTTTATTTTAGGAGTTAAAAGAACATATGTGCGAAAGGAGATGAGAGGCCATGGCTTCCATTTACAAGCGAGATAAGACGTGGGCAGCAATGTTATCTTACCAAGAGAATGGATGGCGTAAGCGGCTCAGTAAGACAGGTTTTAGCACTAAATCTGGTGCCCGGGCATGGGCAACGGCGCAAGAAGCTCAAATCCAGAAACATGGATCCAGTAAGTTAAGCGATCAGACTGTCACGGATTACTTTCAAGGATGGTTTGACACTTTCAAGAAGTCCCACATTGCACCAGCAACAATCCGGCGGTACATGGCAACCAAAACCGTCATTCACCAATATTTTGGCAACCGAGCACTTACTTCAATTGACTATGATGACTACCAGAAATTTATCAACACACTTGCTAAGGATCACAGTATTGCTTCCGTCCAGAAAGTACATAGTCAGTTTAGAGCTGCCATCCGCAAGGCTTATCAAATGGGCAAGATTAAGGCTGACTTCACCCAAGATGCGGAGCTGTCTGGTCTGCCGGGCAAGACACAAGCTGAAAAATACTTAGATATGGACGATATGCAGAGGTTGCTCAATTATACGACGGATAACATCAACGACATCACGAACGTGACGAACGCCATGATCGCCACTGCCCTGCTCACTGGTATGCGCTATGAAGAAGTTATCGGCTTAACCTGGGACTGTGTCAATTTCAAAAAGATGACGCTTAAAATTGATAAGGTTTGGTATTACGTCGATAATCAATTTGGCCCCACGAAAAACGAGCAATCCAATCGGGTGATTAAGATAAACGATCAGTTGGCAACAATTCTTAAAAAATAG